AGTAGCCAGCTCACCAGTACCACTCCGTGACGACGCGCTTTGTCTTCTTGTCCACAAGCACCGTCCGCACGAACCCCGTCTGGTCCCTGCATTCGATCCGGATCGTGGCGCGGCCGCTGGGCGTAAAATTCACAATCACCACCTCGTCCCGCACCTTACAGTTGGCCGTCTGGAATTGCTTCGGCGGCACCCAGTCCTCCGGCGCGTTCCGAAACCAGATCGGCCTCACCTCCCGATGCGCCGCGCAGCCGACGCTCAGCGCCGCGAGGAGGAGCAGCGCCCTCACTTCACCCGCTCCATCCAGACCGTGAAATCTCGCGTCGCATACCGCTCACGCGTCGGTGTGTGCAGGCGGATCCGCCGCGTCTTCCAGCCGTCGGCGGACACCAGGACCGAGTAATAGCCGTCCGGGACCGCCCGCTTGGTCCACCCGCCCTCGTTGGTCAGCGGGAATCCCCACGAGTCGCCGACACGATCGACGAACTGCACGTGCGCCCCGCCGATGTTCCGGTCGGGCCCCCGGACCCAGACGAACGTCCGCCGCTCCGGCTCCGGTGCCGGTGCCGGCGACACCGTCTCTCGCGCGCCGAGTCGCACGCTGGTGAGCGCCAGAAGCACGACGAACACCAGCACGGCCAGCAGCGCGATGAACGCCCACCTGTTCACCGCGCGCCTCCGTGGACGAGCCAGTCGGCGGCCCGCTCGATGTCGCGTTCGTAGATCAAGAGCGTCGGCACCGAGAACTTCCGCCCCGCGAGGTAGGTCGCGTACACCGCCCGTGGACTGTACCCGCCGAGTTGCTGCACCGCCAGATAACTAACGCCGTCGGCAAACACTTGCCCGTCCTGTGATCCCGCGAGTTGCGGTGGGGCGAGCGCGTGTCCGAGCTCGTGCGCTAGGACCTCTAAGCGACTACAGGAGCCCAGCAGGGCATTGATTTCGATGCGCCGCTCCTCGTGGTAGAACCGCCCCACGGTGTTGCGGTCCATCTCGGCGAGGGTGATCGGTAGCTTGAGCGCGGCGGCCCGTGCGGCGAGGACTTCGAGCCCCGGCTCGCAGCCCTCACGCGTCGTCGCGACGTATTGCGCCTGCTGCCAGGGCGTGTCGAGCGTTTCCTGATAGAGCCCGCGCAATGGCGTCGTCGTCGTCGCACAACTCGACGCCAGCACACAGAGAAGCAGCAGATCGCGACAGGTCATGGGTGCATTCCTCTTCCACTACTGCGGCCAGCGAATCGTGACCGGATGATCGTGAGCGCGGAACGGATTCGGCAGCGTCGTTCCGGTCTTCAGCCCGAGGCCCTGCTTGAGGGCCTCAAGAAAGGCGCGCACCGCCGCGAGGTCGGCGTCCTGTTCGGGGGTGAGCCCGGGCTTCTGTTCGAGCCGCACGACGCGCTCGTCGATGTCGACGGAGCGGCGGCGCAGGGCCGCGATCTCGTCGGCCAGCGCGGTCAGCCCGGAGCCCTGTGCCTTGATCTGCGCTTCGAGCGCCGCGATGCGCGCTTCATGGTTCGACGGCTCCGGGTCCGGTGGTGTGCCGCCCAGGTGATTCGTCGGGGTGACCGCGATGAACTCCTGCCCTGGCAGCGGCTCGCCGTGACCGAAACTGAGCTCGCGCGTCGTGCCATTGACGATGTCCCATCCGCAGAGCGTGCCGCCGACCATGCGTGCGACGGCGTCCTTTGAGGGCGGCCGTCCGCCGCCGGCGTTCTTGGTCCCCCACGCGCGATCGACCGTGAACGCGAGTTGCTCGGCGAACATGCGCGCCGACTTCCGGCGGTCCTCGTCGTCCTGGCTGCGTACGAGCACGTTGACGTCTGCCCGCGCCCACAGCTGGCGCAGCGCCGACTGGCCAGCCGCTGGGATCTCGCCGCACGCTTGCGGAGGGTCGATGGGCGGACAGCCCTCATCGATCGCGCCGTCCTTGTCGTCGTCGATGCCGTTGCCGCAGATTTCGACGGGCGGGGGCGGCTCGCCCGGGAGCAGGTACGTCGGGTAGGCGTCCAGTTCGGCGACCGTGAGCCAGAGCAGGCCGGCGGAGGCGGTATCCTGCCGCACCCACGCAAGCGCGAGCCGGTCCCCTTCCCGGTAGAACCGGATGAAGCGGATCACCCCGGGCTCGACAAGTACGCGCCGGTCGCGGATGAGGCACTGGAGGCCTTCTTCGTCGCCGCCCTGGCCGCAGCGGATGTCCCCGCGCACCGTGTATTCCCAGAGATGCCGCGCGGGATCGGCGTAGCTTTCATCCCCCGTGACGAGCCGTCCATCGTCGGCGACGTAGCGCCAGCCCTGCGATCCCGTCGGTGTCCCAGGACCCCACACCACCTGCAGGAGTTTGGCCGCGTCGTAGATAACGGCGTTCGGGCCGAAGGCCAACCCCCGCGACGTCCAGGCACCCGTCCATTCCCACGCGTTGTCGTCCCGATGCCCGACGGAGGCAATCCGTCCGGAGCCGTCGCAGGCCCCAGTGAGATAGAGCGCGTTCTGCCCAGACGGCAGCGGTACCACGCCAACTCGCGTGTCGAGGCGCACATCCTTGACGAGCGCCCCATACTCGCCATTGACACAGGCGAAGGCATACCAGCCCCCGGGCACATCGATTCGCGTTGCCGCGGCCGCCGATGTGGTCGATGTCGACAGCGCCACGATGAGCGCCAGGACGAAGAACTTCACTTTCACGCGGTCCCCACTTTCAGTAACAGGGAGAAACTTAAGGTTCTCGACTCCAATCCCTCTTCCCAGGCTCTCCGACGCACCTCCAAGTCCGTCCACATGTCGATCATTTGGAGCCGCGCCGCGATGAGCGCGTGGTGGACCAGAAAGCCCTTTTCGTGCTGCACCGCCCAGATCGTCTGAGCGTCCATCCGACCGGTCACCTCGACCTGCAGCACGCGCTGGAGCCAGCGAATCGCCCGCTCCGGCCCGGAGTTGTAGGCGAAGTCGATCATCTGCAGGCGCAGCGGCTCGTACGTGATCGCGGTCAGCCCGTACCGCGCCATGAACTGGTGGAGCACCCACCGCACGATCGGCGTCGCCGTCTCCTTCGTCAGCGCCTGTAGCTCCGCCAGCGTCGCGGGCCGCCCGAGGTACGCCGACAACGTGGCGAGGATGATCCCGCCTGGCGCCGTCGGCTGGTCGATGGGCGGCGTCGAGTGCTCGTCGGCGTACGTCTCGCCTTCCCGCACGAACACGTCGGCGACGAGCTGGTCCTCGGTCATATGAGTGACAGGATGAATAGTTTGACTTTCACGCGTCCTCCTTGGTGGTGCTGGCGGCGGCGGCATCGCGAAGATGGCGCGAGCGGCGCTCAGCGACCAGTGCCACAACGAGTGCGACAAGAGCGAGCAGCAGTAGGACGGTGTCAACCATAGTCGTCTCTACTTCGGTGTGATGATGCCGGCCTTCTCCTTCAACACGTCCGCGGCCGCGCGTGCCAATTCGTCCCGGGCCGCTTCCTGAAATCGAATCTGCTCACGGAGCGTTTTGATAATTTCTTCAGCCTTCGTCATGGCGCCATTGGTCGCGTGTTCAATCACGGCAGTTTTTTCCGCGACGGCTGCCGTCAGCACTGTGTTTTCCTCCACCTTCCGACTCGTCTCCCGGTGTGCCCGGATGGTCACGATGATGGTCACAATCTGGCCGCCAATGATCGTGACGAGCGTGCCAACCGCGGCAAGAATCAGGAGCACTTCGCCAGACGTATAGGACACGGCAAGCACCGTTCCCACTGTGCCGACTGCGGCGGCACCCACGCTGGCCGCGATCCCTGGACCGTAACTCGTCATGGTTCCCCTTCGGTGTCTCGCTTCCCTGCTCGGTCTTCTGCAGCTTTGGGATCTCGACTGGCTTGACCGCCCCCGTCACTTTCCTCGGTCATGACGAGGGATCCGCCTCGCGACGGAGCACCACGCGGCGCTCCGCGAATCGGTCCACGCTCTCGGCCAGCTTGTTCGTCGCGTTCGTGTTCTGGACGACCGACACGACCTGCGCTTGGTTGGTGGTGTTGAGGTCGCGCAACAGCGCCACCAGCTCGCGCTTGTCTTCCTTGAGTTGCCGTTTCTCTTCTTCCTTCGCGGCCAACTCCAGGACCCGCCCATCGTCCTTGCGAAAGAAGTCGCGCCGATAACTCGCGAGCACGATGAGCAGCACGATCGTCAGGCCGCCCTGCGTGACCGCCCACCGGATCAATTCGAACTGTTGCGTCCAGTTCATGTCGCTGCTCTCCGCGGGGTGCGCGTCGGTCTGCGGGCCCGTGCCCACCGCCGCGACGGGTGGCTGCGCGGCCTGGGCGGCGGTGGACGTCACCAGCGACGGCTGCCGCCACGCCGACGACGCCACGAGCGTGGTCAGGATTGCGATGACCAGTACGAGCCGCATAAGTCCGACCCTCATCGACCCAGCAACAGCAAGAGGAACAGACACAGCCCCCACGTCCACGAGGGGAGCTTGTAGATCGCGTCCGCCGCGATGAACACGAGCGTCAGCACTAGCAGCGCGTTGTGCGGTGTGAACATGGTCGTCTCCTCGTCTCCAGGTCGTGCGTCTACGACACCTGTCGGTAACTTTTACTGAATCTTTGTGTAGCTGATAAAACTGTTGACCTGCACTTCGACCGCGACCCCCGCATCGAGCGAGGCCTGCGCGAACTGCATCTGCACGGTGCCGCTCGTGCCGGCCGTCGACACGATCCCAGAGATACGGATGCCGCAGGGCGCGCACGAGCCCGTCATGCCGAACGACTGCGACGCGCCGTACGCCCCCAACGTGACTGGCGTGCCTCCAGTGTTCACCGCGCTCCAGTGGTTCGCCGGTGCCGTGCCGCCTTCCGGCGCCCAGAACCCAGTCGCCGACGCGGGCACGTTGAATTGAATCTTGATGTCGCCAGTCGTGCTGCCATCGACCAACAACACCGCCTCAAACCAGTACTTCGAGCTGGTGGCTACGCTGAAGAACAGCGCGTCGTCGTCCTGTAGCGTCGTGCTATTCGTGACGGTTTCCGTCGAGCCCTTGATGACGTACGTCGCTCCGGAACCGCCCGCTGGCGTGGCCCACTCGACGCCGTTCGTCGCGGCGCTGTTCGCCGTCAGCACCTGGCCGTTGGAGCCGACCGCGAGGTCGTCCCAGAGCGGCGTGCCGTTGCCTACGACGAGGTCGCCCTTGGTGACGGCTGAGTTCGTCGTGTCCGTGTGATTCGTGCCGTCGAGCAGCGCGTTGGTGGAGCCGGAGGCGCCGTTGTCGGCCGCGCACGCCCACGTCGAGCCGCCCGCGTTCCACTTGAGGATCTCGTTGTTCGAGCACGACATGCTCGACAGATCGACCAGCGCGATCGTCGCGTCGGTGATCATCGCGCTCGTCACGCTCGACCACGTCGCGTCCCCGCGCCAGACGGTCGTCGCGCTCGCGCTCGTGCCGCTGTTCAAATTCGCGGTCGGCAGGTTGCCCGTGACCCCGTTGGCGAGATTGACCTGCGCCCAGGCGGGCGCGTTCGAGGAGCCGGTATTGGACAGGTACCGCGTCGCGTTGGTGTCCTTCGCCAGCCGCGCCCACGCAGGCGTGGCGTTGCCGAAGATGAGGTCGCCCTGCACCACCGTCGCCGCGCTCGTGTCCGTGTGCGTCGCCGAGAGAATCGCGTGCGAACTGCCGCCGCCGCTGATGGCGCTCCAGCCCGTGTTCCCGGTCCCGCTTTCCTTGACATAGAGCGTGGTCGCCGCGCCGCCGTTCGTCCGGATGAAGATGTCCCCGACGGTGCCCACGACCACACCCTCGGGCGTGCCCGTCCCCGCGCGGATGTCGACGGTGCCCGCTCCGGGCGACGTGCCGCCGAGCACGAGCCGCGAGAACTGGCCGATGGTCTCCTGCGCCAGCGGCGTGACCACCCAACTCCCATACAGGAAGGCCGAGAGGAAAAGGACTCCCGTGAACAATTTCCGCATTAGAAGAACACCTCCACGAGGCCGATGCAGTACACGAGATTGGTGTCGTTCGACGGCGTCAGCCGCAGCCGGTACTCCTTCGCCCCCGTCGCTGGCGTGAAACTCAGCGTCTGGCGCTGGTTGGCGCCGGTGTAGTCGGCGAGCGTGGCGCTGCAGGCCGCGCCCGTCACCGCGACACTCGTGTCGGTCACGTTGTAGATCTGGGGCGTGATGCTCGTGGCCGCGTCCGCCGAGCGCACGTCCACCCGCGCGCGCACCGTCGCACCCGCCTGAAACTCGGTGCCATCGAAGTAGAACGGGAGCCAGTCGTAGGCGTCGATGACCGCGTTGTACTGGATCCCAACATTGCGCGAGCCCCCGAGCGGATAGACCGCGCGGCGCGCGGCCAGCGCCTTGATGTTCTGGCGGACACCCTCGATGACGGGCCGATCCCAGTCATCGCCGACCGCGATCGCGCCACCGCCGCCGCTCCCCACCCATTCGGCGTAACTCATCGGATCTCCACCGGCTCGCCCGGATTGCCCTCAAAGATGTTCGACGCGTCTTCCACGATGTTCGGGGGGAAGGACGTCGCCAGGAGGCGCGACAGGTCCAAGCCCACGAGCGTCGCGCGCGTCTCGCTCCCGCGACCGCTGCTCGGCTCCACCACGTGCGAGACCACCAGAAACGGGGTCTGCTCGTATCCGTTCGGGCCGATGCCGTCACGATGCGTGACGAGGATCTGGTCGCCGTTCTCGTCTTCAAGCGCCAGCAGGTTGGTTGGGATCTCCTGCGTGCGTGGCGCGTGGCGATTCCGCAGCCGTCGGCGGCCGATCACGTCGCGCGCGGTCGCGGCGTCTCGCGTGTAGTACTGCTTGATCGACCGCTCGCGCACCTTCCCGCGCAGCGCGTCAATCCCGGGCTGGTCCGTCAACGATTCGGCGTCGCCCCGGAACGCGCCCGCGTCTGGGTCGAAGTCGAACTGGTAGATCCATTTGTTCTCGGTCGCGTCGTGGTCGATGACCGGCGCCGGGAGCTCGTCGGCGATCTCCATGCGCTCGCGGTAGTGCCGACCCACGGTGGCACTCGCGCCGTCGTCGATGAGCACGGGGTAGAGCTGCCCGTGATGATTCGTCGCCAGGAACGCGTCAAACGTCTGACAGAAGCGCTGGAGGAACTCGCGCACCGTGGTCCGTTCGCGCAGGTAGATCGCCGCGGTGTAGCCGACGCTGTCGCCGAGCCGCGTCGCCGTCAGGGCCTGGCAGTCCGCAAACTTCGACGTCTGCAGGATCGCCACGCCGCCGTCGTCCCACTCCTCGAGCGGACCCCAATCGCCGTCACGGTAGCCGGTCCCGCGGTTCTTGAGCAGGTGCTCGTTCAAGAACAGCTGCAACAGCGGGAACGCCTGATTAATCGGATTCCCGGAGCCGTCGCCGACGTCCTCGTAGCCGCACGCGTTGACGGCCATCGTGACCTCGCCGACGACGTGCCGGTACGACCGTGGTCCCCGGGCGTAGAATCCCGTCAGCCGCATCCCGCCGATCTCGATCCACGGGTCGGGGTGTGGCCAGGACGGACCGTCAGGGAGGAGGAAGTCCACGCCGTACATGTCTTCGGTCATCAACTCGCGGGCGGGGGCGATGCCTGGCCGCTCGCCGGAGGCATAGAGGCTCTGGATGCGGACCACTCCGAGGCAAATGATGTACAGGTCCCAGAAAAACGAGCCGTCGACCCCCGGCACTTGCGCCAGGTTTACCAACGGAGGGCCCGGGGCGGACTCGCCATCGACGCCGGTGTCGCTGTAGCTGTTCGTGGTCACGACCTTCAGGCGCCGGCTCGGGTTGAGGAGTGTCCGGCCGTAGACCACGTAGTGCGTGGCGCCCACCACGATGGGCCAGGTCAGCGACACATAGTTCGAGCCGCTCAGCGTGTTGGGCGCGTTGGTGACCACCGCGACGTTGCTGAGCACCGTCTCGCCGTAGCCCGACCACGCGGTGACGCCGTAGGCGACCGTGCGGGTGCCCGGGGTGCCGACCACGGACGCACTCAGCGTCGGCGGCTCGAGAAACGCGGGCAGGCTCGTCGCTTCGTTGATCGTCTGCCGCTGGCCGACGTAGATGGCGGGCAGCATCCCCTTGTCGGCGGGTGCCCCCGAAATGTCCAGTGCGCCGGCGTCGCTGAACTCCCCGCCGACCAGCGGAATCGGCGTGCCCACCAGATCTTTGTGGATGTCGGGAAAGCCGGAGACACTGACGTAGGGAGTCACGCTCGTGTCGACGTACGTCCGCTCGAACGTTGCCTGTGGCAAGACGACGTCGAGGTAGGGTCGGATCCGGTCGACCAAATCAATCGACGCGCGCCGCCCGGCCTGCAACTGGACGTTGTCGAGCACGCCGCGAAACAAGAGGCGCGGCTCGAGCGCCGCGTGCCGGCCAGCCTCGGACAGGACCTTAATCGCCGCTTCGCGGTTGTCGAACCACTCCGTCGTGGACCCGGTCTCCATGAGGCCGCGGAACAACCCGTCCGCGTCGTTCAGGAGGACGCTCGCCTTCCCGACGTCGTACTGGCCCATGCCATCCGACAACGACCGGACAATGCGCCCCCACGACAGGACGCGGCCTTCGACGAACTCCGCGTCCGCGAGCGGGCGCGTGCTCCACCGGTAGAGCGTCGTGCCCGCGCTCACGGGCACCTGCTCGAGCCGGCATTCGATCCAGATAGAGGGCTGGAGGGGTTCGGCCATCAGTGCACCCAGCTCTCGCTGTCGGTTTCATCGGCCGCGCTCGGCACCGTGCCGCCGCCGGCGCAACTCGGCACCCACGGGGGCAAGGGCTCGAACGGGTTTGGTGGGTCCACCGGGCCTGGCTGCGTGCCCGGCGGCGTGCCGGGATCCCCATCCGGCGGGACCTCTGGCGGCTCAGATCCGCAACAGGGCGTCCCGCTGGGCGGCGGATTGGCGGTGCCGGCGCACGTGACTTCGTTGTTGTCGGCGTACACGTCGTCCATGTAGCCGTCGACGTCCCAGTAGAGAATCGTCCACTCGTTCTGGAACGTCGCCCACTGCACCGAGGTCACGCCGACACGAATCGCGCTGAAACTCAGCACCAGCACGTCGTCGACGTAGGCGCGACAGCACCCGTCCGCGTTGATGTCCGTCCCGGCGGCATTCACCGTGGAGAAGCGCATCTGGAAGCGCAGCTTCTGGTACACGTCCGGGCTGAACACGCCGACCGCCGTGCCGAGGACGACGTTGAAGATGGAGATGCTGAGGTTCTGCGTGGCGGGCGGCTGGTAGGCCGCCACGACCCAGCGGTTGACCCCGTCGGTGCCGAGCGACGACGTCACCTGCAGCGACCGCAAGTCGGTCAACGGCTCGCCCGTGACGCTCTTGACCCACATCTGCAGGGTGACCGAGCGGCCGAGATAGCCGGTCGTGCGCTGTAGCGCCACACTCTGGCAATAGAACGACTTCGAGCCCGTGTGCGCCTGCGAAGACACGACGTCGGCCCACACGCCCCCGCCGTGCGCGCCGTTGTCCCAGCCGTGCGGCGTGAGATCGGAGGTGCCGTCGGCGTAGTCCTCGAAGCTGGTGTCGATGATGACCGGCATCAGATCACCACCGATACCGCGGCAGTTCGAGGAACTCGAACGAGACCTGGTACATCTGCACGCCCGCCGGATCGCGATAGAGCGACTTCGCGCGGTACTGGAACACCACGAGCCACGCGTCGTTCTTTTCCTCGAACGGCACGATGAGTGTCGGCCGCGATCCGCGGCGGGTGCTCGTCCACCAGTCCTCGATCGCGGTCATCCCGGTCTGCGTGACGATGGTCTGCCCCGCCAACCGGCGGAAGTCGATGCCGTTGTCGTAGGGCGCGAGCGAGCTGAACTCGCCCTCCCACGGGAACGTGTCGGCCGGGTCGAAGTCCGGCTCGACCAGGAGGTCCCGCTCGAGCGTGCGCGATGTGCCCGCGTAGAGCTCGCCGACGATGGCGGGCGTCTGCGTCACGGCCATCACCAGCGACGTCGCGCCGACGACCGGCGTGATGGCGACCCAGCTGTTGAGCGGAATCGCATCCTTGCGGTAGGTCGCCGCCGGGATCGTCGCCGTCACGCCGCCGCTGATCCCGATCGTGCCGGTAATGTTCGTATTGACCGCGGCGAGCAAGCTAATCGTGCGCGCGGATCCCGACGCCGTCAGCGACAGCGACGTCGCGCCTCGCGCGGGAAACCCCGGCAGCCCATCGGTCAGCCAGGCGGCGGAGTAGGTCGTCTGGACGGTCCCGGTGACCCCCCAAAACATGATGCTTTCGTCGGGCCGGACGTAGCGCATCAGCGGCCCAGCCCCTTCAGCGCGCGATCCCACGACGTGCGCGTTTTGCCGCCGTTATAGATCCGCCTCGCGATGGCGTCCGCGAGCTGCTCGACGCGGTCGTCGGAGTCCATCTGCGGGTTGTTGATGACGAACGAGTTGCGCACCGTCGTGCCGCCCAGGCCGGCGCCGTTGTTGAGGCTCGCGAGCCCGTCGGCGCCGAGCGCGTCCATGCCGCGCACGCTGACCACACCTTCCCCCGGCGTGAGCATCGCGGGCACCGTGTCCGTGCCGCGCGGCTGGAAGGCGACGAGGCCGCCGCCGGCGAGGTGCTGCAGCCGACTCGCCATGACCATCGCGCCGCGCCACGCGCCTTCGGCGGTCGCCGCCGGCGACGTCCCATCGTCGAGGTGGACGTATACCGGGACATCGCGCGGGATGCCGTTGACCGCCGTCGTGATGTCCGTGCTGGCGAGCACCGCCGCGTCGCGCATCTTCTGGAACGCTTCCGGCAGCTGCCCGCCCACGGCTTCGATCAGCGCGGCGAAACCCTGCATCAGGATGTCGTTCGTCGACAGCGACTGCTCGCTGAGGATCCCTTGCTCCGTCGCCATATTGATCAGCCGCTGCGTGTTCTCGTCGATGGGGACGCCGAGCTGCTGGTGCGCAAGGATGATGTTCTCGAGGAACCCCTTCATCATCATCAGCGACTCGTTCTGGCTGAACCCCGCCGCGGTCAGCCGATCGAACGTCGCGAGGCCCTGCGCTTCCATCGCCGCCAGCGTCTCCACGGTCAGCCCGCCGATGTTCGACAGCGCCAGCAGGGTCTGGTTCAGCGCGCCGGCGGACACCACCAGCGTCTCGTTCGCGCTCACCAGCTCGCGGTAGTGGTGCAACTGCGACAGCGCCGCGTTCTCGGTCGTGATGCCGAGGTTGGTCTGGATGGCCAGCAGCGCGTCGAGCGCGGGCCCGATGGTCTGGACGGCCGTGAGCCAGTCGACGCCGGCGGTGATGGCCGCGTTGAACGTCCCGAGCGCCACGATCCCCATGCGCTCGAACTCCGCCGCGCTCTCGGCGGTCAGTTCCTTCTGTGCGGTCAGTGGGCCCAGCATCGCCACGATGCCGTCCGCGGCCCGGCCCGCTTGACTGGTGACGAACGTGAGGATCTCCTGCGTGTCGAGTCCGAACTGCTTGTTGAGCGCGATGAGTTCCACGAACGACGCGGACGCAATCCGGTTGCTCTTGACGATGACCTCGGCGATCTGCGGGAAGATGGAGCCCATCGCCGTCGCGGCCTCCTTCGTCGTGATCGCCTTCTGGCCCACCTCGACAAACAGGTCGCGCGTCTTCGCGATGGTCTTCTCCAGCCCGAACTTCTCGACGCCGCCTCCTTCCTTCACGATGTCGGCGATGTGCAAGAGCGTCGCGGCAAACCGGCTATTCAGGCGCTTGGCGTCCGTCTCGATCGACTTCGCGAGGCCCTCGGAGATGTCGACCCCCCAGTCACGGCCGACGCCCGACAGGATCTTTTTCCACTCGGGCTTATTGAACAGGCTGGTGATCTTCTCCATCAGCGGGCCAACGAGCGCGCCGAGTCCCGGCAGAATCGCCGAGAGCGTGCCGCCGAGGAACGTGCTGGCAAACGTCTTCGAGAACCGGCCGACCACACCCGACATCAGACTGCCGCCCAGCATCCCGCTCACGGCGTTGACGACCGAGCCGCCGCCCGTGACCGCCGACATGATGGTCTTCGACAGGTTCGAGCCGAAGTCCCCGGCGCTCCCGAAGGCGTCCTGCAGGAACGTCGGCATCTTCTTCAGCCCGGCGCCAGCCATCACGCCGGTCGCGCCGGCGCCGGCGAGGTTGCCCAGTCCAGACGTCACCGGCAGGAAGGACTCGAACGGGACCGCGATCGACTTCTTGACGTCGAGGACGTGCTCCGCGAGCTCGCCCAGCCCGGTGATGACCTTGGGCGTCGGGAGCGTCGCGAGCCAGACCTTGGCCATGTCGACGGGGGCGCGCACGCCGAGCGCGGCGTACGCGGTCAGCGCGTCGCCGAGGACGTTGTTCAGCCGGTCCTGCGTCTCGGCGGTCATCTTGGTCAGGCCGCCGATGGCCTCCAGGCCACGCATCCACTTCTGCGCTTCGGTGACCGCCGAGCGGCCGCTGATCTCGTCGAGGAAGTCCTTCCACGCGCTGTCGACCTTGCCCCCGCCGCCACCACTACCCCCTCGCGGCGCGGTAGGCAACGTCCACTTCGTCTCGCTGCCGATGCTGCCGAGCCCCATGCCGAGGCCGGTCGGAAATGCGGCACTGCCGAATCCTGGCGGGAGCGGTGGCGCCCCACGCTCGCGTGCCGCCTTCACCAGCGCATCCGACGCGTCCGCCGCGCCCTTCAACCCTCTCGACGCCCCCGGGACGTTGTTCTTCAGCCAGGCGATGGCCGAGATCATCTCCCGCAGGCCCGGGATGGACGACAGGACGGCGAGCCCGATGCCCTTCAGCGCGGGAATCACCTGCGCCTCCGTCACGCCGAGGATCCCGGCCAGCATCGACCGCATTTCCACCCAGGCGTCCTTGAACATGCCCGTGATGACGTGCGCCACGTCCTCGAGCACGGTCTTCATCTCTTCGAAGCCCAGGATGACGAGGTTCTTCGCGATGCGCATGACGTCGGACAGCATGCCCATCAGCGGATCCCAGAGCCCGGTGAACTTCAGGACGGCGACGCCCGCCGCCCCGACCGCTGAGACGAACGCGACGATGGCGACGACCGGCCACGAGACGGCCGCGAAGGCGGCCCCGAGGAGTCCCCACAGGCGCACGACCGGTCCGAGGTAGGTGATCAGCACCTGGAGCCCTTCGGCCGCGAAGCCCACGACCCGAATGAAGGTGCCCAGGCCGACCAGCACGGGCCCCAGCGCCGCGAGCATGGCGATGAACGCCAGCACGCCCTGCTGGACACCCACTGGGAGCGATGTAAACGCCGGCACCAGACGGTTCGTCACGAAGTCCGCCGCCCGTTCGGCGGTCTGGATGACCCGAATCAGCGTCGGCTCGAAGGCGTCCTTCAACGCGATGAGCGCCGTTTCAACCGAGCCGCGCAACTGTTCGAGCGCGCCAGGCAAGCCGGACATCATCGCGTCGGCCATCTTTTGCGCCGTGCCGCTCGCACCGTCGAACGACAGCGTCAATTCATCGAGCGCCTCTTTCCCTCGATGAACGAGGGCGTACATCCCTGGTCCGGCCGCGTCCCCGAACAGTTTGAGGGACTGCGGTACCGAGAGTGACTTCGACTCCAGCAGCCCGATGACCTGGGACAGGTTCATCAGGCTGCCACCAGACATGAAGGACTCGATCCCGAGTTCCCCCATCACGTCGCGGACGCTCTTGACAGGGTTCGCGAGGCGCTCAAGGCCTTCACGCAATGCGCGGCCGGCCATGGACGCACCAAGGCCAGCGTCGCGCATCTCCGCGAGCGCTGCGACCGTTTGGGCGACCGTCATCCCGAAGCCTGTCGCCACAGGGCCGACGTACTTGAAGGCCGTGGCGATGTCAGTCAACTCGAGCGTGGAGTCGTTGACGCCCTTCGCGAGAATGTCGTTGAGGTGCGTGAGGTCGGACGTCTCGAGCCCGAACGCCCGCATCGCGCGTGCCGAGATCGACGCCGCTTCGCCCATGGAGAGGCCGGAGGCGGCCGCCAGTTGCATGACGGGCGACACGGCGCCCATCGTCTCGTCGACGTCGAGCCCCGCCTTGGCCAGCTCGGCGAGCGCTTCGGCCGCGTCGGAGGCGGAGAAGACCGTGTCGCGGCCCATCTCGATGGCCTTCTTCCGCAGTATCTCCATCTGCGGCGGCGTGGCCTCGAGCACCGCGTTGACGAGGTTCATCCCGCGGTCGAAGTCGGCGCCGGTCTTGATGATGGCGGCGCCCATCGCCACGATCGGGACGGTGACGGCCGTCGTGAGCTGCCCGCCGGCGGCCTGCAGGCGGGACCCCATCCGGTCGGCTTTTTTCGCGAAGGTGTCGAGGTTGGTCGAGGCGCGCGCGAGCACGGCCGACAGTTCGTCGTCAGCGGTGAGCCTCGCGTAGATTGTTCCCAAATTGATGCCGGCCAAGAGGTCACACCTCCGCTAGAATGACGGCGTGCCGGCCTATGGACGACTTGTTGTTCCGTGTACGCGGTGCGGCCGAGAGGTGCTTAGGATTCGATCGCAGGCTCCGCCCTATCGGGTGGTCTTCTGCGGAAGAGCGTGTAAGGCCGTTGCCGACAGCGAGCGTTGGAAGACGCGGAGTCATCCGAACGTCGTCAAGCGCACAGGCCAGACGCGAAACTGCGAGTACTGCGATCGGGAGTTCTACCGAGCACCTTCGCTGGGCGCGCACCGCTACTGCTCGGTAAGTTGCGCGCGTGTCGCCGTTCGCGGTGCGCGCCGTAGGCCACACAGCGCGCAGACGCGCCTGAGGATCTCCGCAAGCCGTCGAGCCATTGGCAGTCCGTGGAAGAGAAAGTCCCCAGAGAGACGCTCGTGTGTCCAGTGCGGTCGCGGCTATGCGATGCACCACGGCAGGAAGCGACAGCAGCGTTTCTGCTCGTTGACGTGTTGGCACACATACCAGCGTGCAGCGGGTATCGTCGGTCCGTGGCGCGGAGCGAGAGGGGCGAACTGGAGCGTACAGGCGCAGCACGCACGAGAGCGCGACGGCAATACCTGTCAGGACTGTGGTCTTCATCAGACTCGACCCAAACTCCAGGTCCATCACCGTCGCCCGTTCGACGCATTCGACGGTGACTACATAGCGGCGAACGACCTTTCAAACCTCGTTACACTCTGTAAGCGGTGCCATAGCCGCCTTGAAATGAGACGGCGCCGTGAACCGTCGCACGACCCACCGCTAGGTGTTCGACAACTCTCACTGCCAGAACTCACGCCGCGGGCGTGATCAGCGGGGCCGCATCGGTCAGGATGATCTGGTGCTGCGGCTGCCGCAGATCGACGCCGCCAAATGCGGCATTGATCAGCTCCACGATGCGCAGTTGCTCGTCCGGCGTCTGCGCGGGTTTCTCTTCCCACCGCAACAGGAAGTCGTCCAGCTTGAAGGCCTGGTGTTTCTTCGGGTTGCGATGCACGTTGGCGAGGACCGTTGCGATGAGCGCCGCCCGCAGGTCCCCGCGTTGAGGACCGATGGGCGACATCCGGTCGTACGCCATCCACTCCGACAATTCCCGACTGGAGGTGCTCGCGAGCAGCTCCTCGACCGACTTGCCCAGCGCCAGCGCTAGGCGGAAGTAGAACTGCCGCTCTGGTCTGGCGCGGAGTCGTTTCCCAGGTCGTCAATCTCCTCCTCGGTCATGCCCGCGAGGCGCATGGCGATCTCAAAGCACGTCTGCAGCGCCTTCGCGCTCTTCGCGCCCAGCGCGCCGATCGCGTGCGGACCGAACAGCCGGACGTTGTCCTTGTTCACGATCGCGAGGGAGCAGAGCTTCGCCCGCGCGTTGGCCATCCGAGCCTCGCGGGTCATCTTCTTGCCCTGGCCTTTGGTGACGATGATGAAGTCTTCGAACTCGTCGCGTTCGCTGCCGCTGAGGCCCTTGATGCGCACCCAGCCACCCCACGCGGGGATGTACTTGTTTTCGTACTCGATGTCGTCGGCCGTGAGAATCGCGTCCGCCGAGAGCAACGTCTCGAGTGGCGGCGCGTGCTCGGCGACCGCGTCCAGCGGAACTCCTACCTCTTCTGCCATCTGCTCCTCCTGCTCAACACCCGGTCCCTACTCCGGGCTGTGGTGCGACGCTGGCGTTACGCCAGCGTCATCGTGCCGTCGGGCTTGATCGTCACGCTCGCGGTGAGCGCGGTGTCGACCTCGGCTCCGACTTCGAACCCGACGACGTAGCCGGCGAACGTCCACGTGGTCGCGCCAACGTTCGAGAAAATCAGCTTGAAGTTGCGCTTGGCGTTCGTGCGGAACACGAACACGAGGCCGGTGCTGTTGTTGTGCGTGGCCTCGGTCGGGACGTAGTTGATGTCGAACGAGATCTCGCCAGACCGGGCCATCCCGGGCAGCGCCTCTTCCCAGCCGCCGACGCTGTTGTGCGTGGTGACGTCGTTGACGTTGCGCGTGAGCGCGGGGCCGCTGATGCTCCGGAGTTCGGCCAGCGTCGTGAAGACGGAGCCGCCGGCGTCGGCCATCTGAATGAGCGTGCCGGTTGCGAGAATGGCGTTGGACATGGACGACTCCTGCTCCTAGTTGGCGAACACGCGCGAAACGCCGGGCCGCAGACGACAAAAGGGCCACCCGCCAGCGCCGCAGCTATAGCGGCGTCAGCGAGTGACCCTCGTCCTCGCGACCCTTTGTGTGTCAGCGCGGTGCCGGGTCGGGCACCGTTGCGGCGCAGGTCATGACTCCGCGCCTAGCTGAACGTCGAACCCGTTACTCCGTCAGTGCCGACTCCTCGTCGACCGGTGCCGCCGCGTCCGTCCCGTCGTCGGGCACCTCGCCGATGGCGGCGAGGCTCTCGAAGATGGTCCCGATCTCGGCGGCCGACTTCCCATCCGCCACCAGCGTGCGCACTAAGGTCGCCGCTTCGAGCCAGGCCTCCCGCTCGATCTGTTCGCGAGTCGGCGGCGGATTCACCAGCGCGTTGAACGCCTGCTCCCGATGCACCTGCTGCTCGTGCGCGTTGACCGTGTCGGCGTCGTTCACCCGTTCGAACCGGCACCAGCGGCACCGATAGAGCGGCAGACCAGACCATTCCCCATCCGCGGCGCGCGGCATCTCAGACGACTGCTCCTGTCAGGGCCCGCCGCAGCACGAACGTGCCCGTCGTGTCGGTCGCGTAGCCGACGTAGACGATCTTGTTGGTCGAGATCAAGTCCGCCTGCGGACAGATCTTCCCGAGCGCCGCGCTGAGCATGTAGGCTGTAGTCTTCGCGGTCGTCGCGCCGATATTGATCGACGCGCCGTCGAGTGCAAGCTGGATCGGCTGCCCGGCTGCGCCACCATTGAGGGCAATGCCGAGGAACGCACCTTCATCTGCGGTGCCGTCGCACTGCGCCTTCCAGGCCCGGCTATCTGACGGCTTCTGGTACACCGCATCGCCGGCGACGAGTGTTTCGCCAGCAATCAGGCTCGACGTCTGTCCCGAGATGAGCACGACGCTCGTTGCGGTGATTGCGAGATCAGCCATTGGTCGCTCCCGTGTCGCCTATGCGGCGCGTTCCATACTCACGTTGAAGCCGTAGCGATACAAATCGTTCTCGTCGCGGCCCATGTCGAACGGCTCCTGCAGGGGCCGAATCTTCAGGTAGCGCGTCGTCCCGATGGTCACGTTCGTCAGGTCGAGCGCGGCCCACGCATCGGTGCACTTGTTCAGCGCCACGACCGAGTTGCGCGCCTTCGTGACGATCTGCGCCCGCGGCCGCGTGTAATCCGTCTTACCCTTCGTGTGCGTCACCACCGGCCGTTCGCCCGGCGTCGCGATCACGAACGTATAGGGCCCGTCCCCATCCGGCGCCGGTGTGCCGCTCCCCGTGAACAGCGAGGTCGCCAGCGTTCCAACGCCCGCGGCCGTCAGCCGCGTGACCAGGTCCTCCTGCGTGAGACTCATGCGTCACACCGCGTTCTGGAGATACCGCGACACGCGCGCCGCAATCCGTCGCGGCAGGTGCGGCGCCGACTCCAACAGCGTCGACTCAAGGAACTTCGCCTGGCCGACGGGATGATGCGCTTCCAGGTCCTCGTGCACGTACACCGCGTAGGGCGCCGACGGCCCGCCGTAGTTCAGGTCGACCGAGATCGCGCGGCCCTGGTGGTCGGGGCCCTCGACGTGGCCCGACGCGCGGAGCGCGCCCGTATCGACCGGCGTCCGCTCTTTGGCCTCGGTCATCTCGATCTCGGCCTCTTCGCGGAGGGCCCGCCCGACCGCTGCGGGCACCGCGCGGACGAGTGTCCGGAGATTCGCTGCGACTTGCGCCGTGCCCCGGAAATGGATCCGCGTCTTCGCCATCAACTCCGCCGCACGCCGACGTTCGTCCCCAGCCAGACCTCAGTCATGTAGGGGTCGCCGGCTTTATCCAACAGTGCCTTGATGCGCAAAATCGGGCCACTCTTCCCGTTCGGCAGCGTGATCTTGTCTTCGCTGTCGACCTCCATGGACGTGAAGAACGTCACCTTCGAGTTCACCTGGCGCTTCGTGCCGTCCTCGGTGCGAATCGGCCGCTGCTCGTCTTCGATGAACGCGTCGATGGGGACGCCCGACTCGTATTCCTTGTTGCCGCGCCCGTCCTGCTTGACCGACCCGTCCGGGTTCTTCTTGACCCGCTGGAAGGTCACCTTCCCTTGCACGTCTGCGGTCTGCGCGTTCGCCGTGCTGACCGCGAGCCGTATCAGGCGATCCAGGCCCATCAGGTCCTCAGCAGCTTCGCGGTGACGTCGCGGCCCGGCTGCGCCGTCGTCCACAACCGGAGCATGGCCAGCACTTCATCGGGCACCGTGCGCCGCGAACTCGCCTCGTTCTCGAGAAACTTCACCTCCACCGGGCCCGCCTTCAACTCGGCGATGGCGTCGAGCTCATCGTCGCGCTCACCCGTGCGGTCCGACTGCAGGAGGAACCGCGCGTACTCCGCGGTCGCCTGCTTCACGCGTTCCGGCACCACGTCGGATTCCAGCGCGTAGCCGGTGACCCCCAACAGCCCGCCGCGTGGCCACAGCAATCGCTGCGTCGCCGTCGCGACATAGCCGTCGTATTCCAGGTGCTCGTCCAGCAACCGCGTCGCCGTCACCAGCGCGCGATTCCTGGCTTCGTCGTCGTCGGCGTCGTCCCAATGCTCCGGGTGCGAGTGCCCGGCGTAGTAGGCGTTCGCCTCCGCCAGCGTCAGGTAGCTATTGGCGTTCGGTCCCGCCGGCGTCGCGTCGATGATGATCGCCATCGGCGGTCACACCAGCAGCCCGACTTCTGCGCCAGCCCCCGACAACGTCGCGTGCAGCACACCATCGAACCGGAACGGCCCCGGAATCGGCACGCTGTCTCCGCTCGTCAGCGCCGAGAACACCGCGATGACCGTGCCGCCAGAGCCGCCCTCGCGCAGCGTGACGGTCGCCGTGGCGGCCCCTGGCGTCAGATACCCGCCCCAGCACGTCCCGCCGTCGAGATGCGGCGGCACGTTGCCCGTGGCGGTGAGCCGTCGATACTTGCCGACGCCGTCCATCGCTACTTCTTGCCGCCCTTCGACTTCTTGTGGTCCGCGCCGTCTGCAGGCTTCGAGTCCGGAGCCGAGGTCTCCTTGTCGCCCGTGGCAGGACCAGACGGAGAGCTGGGATCACTGGCGGTCGGCGACCCCGGGCCCGGGCTCGACGCCTCGACGTACAGCTCGTGGACGGCTGGATCGAAATCACCTTTGCGGATGACGGCGTAGGAGTCCCCGGACTTCACCGCGACCGTCTCGTTGAGTTCCACCTGCACTCCTCCGTGCTGCGTGCTTATGAGCCGAACGCGAGCCAGTTGACCTTCTTGCCGAAGGTCGTGGCTGCGATCAGCGCGGTGTCCGCGGTCGCGGTCGCCTTCCAGGTCTTGATGCGGAAGGTATTACCGCCAGCGATGGGCACCGCCGTCACGAACTGGCAACCCGCGACCGGGTCGTCTTCGAGCGTCGCGACCACGCGGGAGACGGTGCGCAGCCCGGGCGCGGTGACGATGTCGTTCGCGGCGACGGTCGTCTGCTGACCCTCCACGAGCTTCGACTCGTTCATCTGGGTGTTGGGGCTCAGGATCATCGGTCTGTCCTCTCAGAAATGCGCGTGGCAGGTGAGCGGGTGCGGCGCGGCCGCACCCGACGCCTGTATCGCTATCCGGCGATCCGCGTGCCCAACTCGGGCCGGACGGTCTTCGCGCCGAAGAGGAGGTCGTAGGAGAAGCGCGTGCGCTTGTGCTCGCGCGTCACCTCGAGTCGCAGCGTCAGGCCTGAGACGGGGTCGACCGCGCTGAGGAAGTTGCCGATGCCCATCGGATCGGCGCCCGCGAACGGCCGCGACCCAAACGCGATGGAGTCACGGTGCAGGGCGAGGTTCACGACGTGGCTGGCCTTGAGCGTCAGCGCGACGTTGTCCGCGACCGCGACCACCAGGCCGGGCTCGAAGGTGATCGAGGTGACGGTGCCACCGCCGACCGACGACACGACCGTGTAGGTCTGCGTGTGCGTTGAGAACGTGATGATGTCGCCAGCCAGCACGGTGCCCGTGCCGGTGTCGACCGCAATCGTCTTGATGCCGATCGCATAGCCCGCACCGTTGTTCACGAGGTAGCCCGTGCCGGTCCCGGCGGTGTGCGTCGGGATGTTCTGGTCCATCAGCCAGCGGGCGCCCAGCTTGTTGTTGATCTGCCCGTTGATGATGCCGTCGAGGTTGCCGGTAAACGACGCGTCCTGGAATGCGCGCAGGCCGAGCGCGTTGCCTTCGGCGTCGGGCCCGAGGACCACGAACCGGGGTTCCATCGGCGCCAGCTGCTTGTTCAGCACGGTGCGCGCCGCGGTGTAGGCCGAGACATCGGCCGCGAACGGCGTGGTCCCCGGCGTGCCGGCGAACCCGTATATTTCCTTGTATTTGCCGAGGATGTAGTTGTCGGCGATATTGGCGAGGGACTTGACGGCCTCGGAGGCCTGCATCGGGATGATGCCGCGCTCGACTTCGAGGAAGTCCTTGTCCGTCATGTAGAACGGCGCCTCATACCACTGGTCGAGGGCCACCTGCGCGACGGTCGGCGCGATGTCGGCGGTTGTCGGCGGCGTGTTGGACGGCGACACGGCCTGCGCGGCAATCGCGGACGGGATCGGCACTTCGACCATGGACCCCTTCTCGCCAGCCGTGCCTTCGTAGCCGCGATTCACGACCCGGGGCATGATCGCCATCTGGCGCAGTGCCATCAGGCCCTGCGCGAGCAGCTTCGGGATAATGGGAGAGAGGGTGTTGGCCACCGCGGAGACTCCTTGTGAAAAAATCGGTTCACGAGAAGCCCCACCGGGGCCGACGATCCGCGCACCGCGCGGCCGTCTTCACGACTGAAGGTTGGGCGACCGCACCGCGATCGCCCGGGTCTATCTGCTATGCGGCTGCGGTGCCGCTGACTCTGGCCGTGCCTTTGGCGAGCGCTTCCAGGTTCTCGCCGATCGCGACCGGGTCGTTGGCGATGAGCCTGGCCCCATCACCGGTCGTGCGGTTCTGATTGTTCGCGCCGCCGCCGCCCGAACTCTTGTAGAGGTGATCGGCCTCAGCGATCAGCCACTCCGTCGCCCACTCTTCCGGTGTCAGGGGCTCGGTCACCTTGCCGCGCTGCTTGCTGAACAACTGGGTGTCGCCCTTCATCGCGACGAGGTCGCCCTTGTCGTTCCGTTGCCACACGCGCTGGGCCCGATTCAGGAAGTCATCCTTCGCCGTCTCGCGCACGCCGGCGGCCAGGCCGATCGCCCAGAGCTTGTCGTCCCGATCCCGGTTCGCCAGCTCCTGCTTCGCGGTGTTCCGCTCGGTCTGGATGGCCGTGATCTGATCCTTCAGCGGGTTGGTCGCCTTCTCGACGGCGGTCGCTACGATCGTTGCGATCTCGTCCGGCTTCGTGATGCCCTGCGCCGTCAGCTTGTCTTTCTCTGCCTTCAGCGTCTGGAACAGCACCGGGTCGACGTCCTTGAACCGTGTCTGCAGGTCGTCGCGTTCCTTGAGGATCCGGATATTGGTGTCCCGGAACTCGGTCAGTTTCGTGTTGACCGTGTCGAACTCCGCGACGTCCACGGCGCCGTCAAGATCGAGCTGCCAGCGGCCGTTCTTCTCGACGTAGAGGGCGCGCAGCGGTTCAGCCAGCGCGTCCAGCTCGCCTTTGTTGGCGAGCGCAAACTTGAGCTTCATGAGGTCCTGCGTCCTGTGCGGGTGAGACTCGACGGCTCTCCGTTGCCGGTCGAGTCACGATGATCAGACCCGCGGCGAATTTCCTACGCAGGGAATTACTCTGCCGGCGCTGGATTCTTCCGCCAGGGCATCGTGCCGAAGGTCACAATTTCCTCTGCGCCGTCGGTCATGCGCTTCAAGCCGTAAAAGTAGGTCGCCGCCTTGAGGAAGTCGGTGTCTTCGTCGTCGATCGTCACGCGCACGCGTTGCGTGTTGACGGTGCGACTGACGTTGTAAATCCCGATGACGGTGATGCCGATGCCAGCGGGCGAGGTGCGTTTCAGCACGACGGGCGTGCCCTTTTCCGTCTTCGCCATCGCCCACGCGAACTCGATGGTGGTGGCGTCCACCATGGTTTTGGCGGGGTTCGGCGAGCCGTCGGGGAGGTCCTCGTCGATGCCGTCGTCCTCGAAGATCTCGTAGTCGAAGACCTTGTTGGTGCCGAGGAAAATGTGGTCCTCGGTGCTGTAGTTGATTTCGATCGCCACGGTGTCTCCTAGTCGTCGCTGCCGCCACCAACACGACCCTGTCCTTCAATCGGGCCCTTGACGCGCCCCTGGCCCTGGATCGGGCCTTTGAGTCGCCCGCGTCCGAGGATCGGGCCCTTCAGTCGTCCAAACGCGTGAATGATGGCCGGCACGATGGCCGGGCCCGCGCTGGTGATGACGACGCCGGCGAGCGCGATCGTGCCGCTCAGCGTCCGCGTGATGGCCTTCAGCAGCGCGCCGCTCGGCACGAGCACGCCGGCCAGGCCTTTCGTCACCGCCTTCACCGGCGTCGAGCCGACCGGCGCGACCGATCCGCTGAGGCCTTTCTGGGCCGTCTTCTGCAGCGCCCCGGTCGGCGTGACGGTGCCGCTGAACGAGCGCACGACCGTCCGCAGGCTCGTCAGCGTCCCCGTCGGCGTCAGTGACCCGGCGAGCGCCTTCGCGATGCTCTTGATCAGCGCCCCCGTCGGCGTGATCGAGGCCACGAGCGCCTTGGACACCGCCTTCACGACGGTCGCGCTCGGTGTGATCGTCCCCGCGAGCGACTTCGACACCGCCTTGACCACCGTGCCTGCCGGCGTGATCGTCCCCGTCAACGTCCGCAGTAGGACCTTGATGTGGGTGACGGTCGCGCTCGGCGTGATGCTTCCCGTCAGCGTCTTCGAGACGGCCTTGACGAGCGCGCCGCTCGAGGCGACCGTGCCCGCGAGCGGCCGCTGGTCCTGCTTCGCGAGCGCGCCGGTGGGGGTCACGCCGCCCGCCAGCGCTTTCGTGATGAACTTGACCAGCGTTCCACTCGGCGTGATCGTGCCCGTGAGCGTTCGCAGGATGACGCGCGTCGACGTCAGGACGCCACTCGGCGTCAGGCTGCCTGTCAGCAGCTTGTCCACCAGCTTCACGAGCGACCCGGTCGGCGTGACCGTGCCACTCGCGGTGTTCGTGATCGTCTTCACCAGGGCCCCGGTCGGTGTCACGCCGCCGCTGAGCGGTTTCGTGACGAACTTCACCAGCGCGCCGGCGGGCGTCAGGGTGCCGGACAGCGACTGGAGGATCAGCCGCACCAGCGTGAGCGCGCCACTGGGCGTGAGGTCGCCCGCGAGGCTCTTGGTGGTCTGGCGCACCAGCACGCCACCAGGCGTCACCGATCCGGCCAGCGTGCGGCTGCTGTCTTTCAGCAGCGCGCCCGTCGGGGTGATGCCACCGCTCAGCGTCTGCGTGCTGTCGCGGACGAGCGTCCCCGCCGGGGTGACCGACCCGCTCAAATCGAGCGTGAAGGTCGTCCCGCCTGTACCTTCGACAAGCGACCGGAGGTCGAGGAGCATGCGGGACGACCTCAGACTCTAGCTAAAAGTAAGCGAGTTCGGCCCACTCGAACGTGATGTACCACTTCAGCGAGCCGGTGGTCGGGCCCGCCGTGATCTCCTGCACTTCGATGGTTTCACCGGCGCCTGGCGCCATGACGACCGGATGCGAAGCCATGACGTCCCACTTGTAGAGATCCTGAATCGGCGTCGCCATGCCGACCGCGCCCAGCGTCGCCGTGCCGGTCGCGGACACCGGGAACAGCAACGGGAACGCACTCGCCGCGATGGCGTGTGCATCCGCGACACCCCCGGTCGGTCGCGTCAGCGCGCCTGTCGTGCCGACGCGTGCATCGGTGACGAGTGTCGGCCCCATGTTCTGGCGCATCTTGCCGTTATCGCCCGTGAGCGTGAGTGCGTTGCCGCCCGATCCGGCCGCCGTCGATCCCCGGCTGCGGAAGACACCCAGATCGGCGACCGTCACGGCCGTGATGGCCCCGCTGATGGCCACCGAGGCCGCCACGCGCATCAGCACCAAGTAGCGCGAGAGGTCCGACCAGCGCAGGTACGCCAGAATGCCGCCGGCACCGATGCTGACCGAGGCGCCCGTGATAGCCGTCGCCCGGTAGAACCCGAGCAAATTGCCGTCGAGGGTTGTGTGATCGAGAGGGGCATTGCTCGACCGCAGGGCGCCACGCAGCGCGTCGACGACGGCGTCGACCCCAAGTTTGGCACCCGTTCCGCGGCCACTGTTGATGGTGACATCCATATCCCTGACTCCTTTACTTCCGTGGTTAGTGACCGACACCGCCCAAGAGCAGCGACCCGCCGCGCTTCGATCCGCCGCCGCTCGCCGCCGCCTTCAAAATGCACCCGACAACGCCCCAGTCACGCGAGCTGGTGTCGTAGCCCGTGACCGTGAATGTCTGGTCCTGTCCCGTCGAGTAGTACACGCCGTGACCCGTCTCGAGGGTTCCCGTCAACTCGTGGACCGTGGTCCAGCCGCCCTCTTCCGTGTAGGTCTGCGCGTCCTCCACCATCAACGCCGCGAAGGTGACATCCCCAGCCGCGGGGGTCCCGCCGATCGTCACGTTGGGCTGACTCACATTGGACTGGCCGCCGTTGACGGCAACGTCCGTGATCGCGTCCGCGCCGTTGTTCCCGGTAATCACGCCGGTCGCTTCCGATAGCGACCACGTCGCATTGAGCATGTCGGTTGGGCCAGTGATCGTAATCGCGCTCGTGAAGCCCGACCCCATCGATCGAAAGAGCACGCCGACACGATTCGGATCGCCCTCGCGCCCGACTTCTACCCAGGTCCGACTACCGCCCGAGAGGGAAAACGTGCCCCCGAACGGATCGGTCGTCGCGCGACACGTCACCCAGATCAGACTCAACGCATCCAGCGCGAACGCCGCCGAGGCGGTGACGATGACGCCAGCTGTTGGTGTTCCCTCATTGCTCAGCAGCGGATTGAAGGCGATCGCCATTAGGCGTCGAGCCTCAACAGCCAGTCGTTGTCCCCGAGCGCGTTCGTGCCTGGCTTCGTGAACTCGTGCGTGCCGCTGTTCGCGAGCCCGGACGAATCGTCCGTATAGGCGCCGTTCGTCGGATCCCACCAGCGCGCCCGCGTCAGCCCGCGCATGCGCGACATCGTCAACGTCAGCGTGCCCGTGTGCGACGGAGGACAGTAGGCGAAGAGCAGCGAGCCGCCATCAGCCGCAAACGACGAGGCCACCGCGACCTGCGTTTCGGTATCCACCGTGCCGCCGCCGGCGCTGATGGCCGCGTTGTCCGGCGCGAGCTTCCACCACTGGATCGACCGAATGAGCTCGTTGAGACGTTTGGTATCGAGCGTCCCCTGCGTGTTCAGGTTCGCGAGGTAGGTCGGCACAAAGGCGGCGACATCCCCATTCAAGAACATGTACCCGCCAACACTCGAGAGCCATCCCCATGCCATGAACCGGCGAACGATCCCAGATCCAGGCTCGAGCGGACACTCCTGCATGTAGGCGGGTGTCGTCGGAGAGAACGCCCACGCGCGGGCGCCTTGATTGTTGACCTGGAGCGCCGCGGCATAGGTGCCGTTCAGCGTGATGTCCGACGCGAAGAGGTCCTTGGCGATCGAATCGCGGAGCCACAGCGCGGAGTACTGCGCGGACGCCGTCACGACACTCTTGAGTCCGGTGTGGAAGCCCGTGAGCACGGCGGTTTCAGGGCTGCTGAACGGCGTGCCGTCCGTGCCCTTGTCGCCCCCGAGCATCCAGACCAGATTCTTTTGGTTCTGATACCGACCAGCCACCCAGGCGCCGTACGCTTCCAGCTTCGCCGCGCCGTTGGCCACCAGGATGTTGTCCAGGCCCATCCACCAATCGGTATTGTGAAAGCCCACGTAGGCGGGCTGCCAGAAGACGAGGAGGCCGCGCGTGAGACACGCCGCCAGGAAGCGGTCGAAGTTGCGCCAGAACGGCTCGGCCGCCGCGGTCGTGTTGAAGTCCGGGGCCTCGTTGTTGATGTCGCTAAACGTGAACGAGCCCGTGTACGTCGCCCCGTCGAGCCGCTTGGCGAAGGGGAGATTGCCGTCGGCATCGCGGCCCGTGCCGTTGTCGTTGCCGGGCGTGATCGGCACCTTGATGTAGATGCTGTTGAAGCCCTTCGCCAGCGTGTCGTCGAGGACAAAGCCGTAGTCGGTCGGCGAGAGACTAAAGATCAGGTTGAGGTGTCGCCCGAGGATGGGGAATGGCGTCCCGCGCGCATCGACCTGAAAGCGGGCGGAGGCATCCGGCCCAACGGGGAACTGGACGCTGGGTGTCACGGTCGCAAGCGGGCCCGCGTCGAGCGACGGCAGCTGCCGCGTGCCGACGTACCAGCGGCCGACGCGCCGCACGGCTATTTATTCCTCACGAACAGCGCGAACGCGCGCAGGTCCGTGACCGCGGCCGCCGCTTGGATCGTCCATCCCGCGCCGCGCGTCGTCGCTGGCAGAATCAGCCCGGACGAAAACCCGACCGGGCCGGCGCTGCCGATGCTCATGAATGGGTAGGTGTTCGCGCCATCGCTGACATCCACGCGCGTGTTCGTCGACGCCGACGTGTTGCTGATGAGCAGCATCGCCAGGTCGAGGAACGTATCGTTGACCCCGGCCACGAGCGTGTGGCTCGTCGTGTCCGAGAACGTCCCCGAGAACCCGGGGAGGAAGAGGTCCCGTGCGCCCCACGGGATCGTGATCTGCCGACCGAAGATGTCGCCGATCCCGCTGACCAACTGCGACGGCGCCGCGGGCGCTTGGAGCTGCGTGCGTCCCAGGAACGAGGCGAGCTCCCCCTGGCCTGCCACGGGCGAACCGCCGCCGAACGCGCCGACGAGCAACTCCATCCAGCCCGCGATCCGGGTGTTGACCTCGAGCAGTTCGTCGAGGACGGGCTTGAGGTCGGTGTCGACGACGTTGCCGTCCTCGTCGACCGTGGCCGTCGCCTGCATCTGGACGAGCGTTGGCGTGCCGTCCGGCTGCAGGACGTACAGCGACAGATTGCGGATCGCTTTGCCAGCGCCGTCGGCGGCGACACGAACGAACGAGGGGTCGGTCGCCATCAGTTACCGGGTGGCGGCGCGCCGTCCCCGCTGCCGAATTGCACGACGGAGCAGTCCAACGTCATCTGCGGGCCTTTGCTCGCGTCGTAGGTGACCTTCGTGATCGCGAACACGCGCCCGCACGCGCGGCAAGGCACGAGGTTGTCCACGCCACGGAGCAGCAGCGGCGGGTTCCCAGGTTTGCACTGGCAGGTCATCGTGGCGGTCATGAAGCCGCCATGGACCTTCAGCACCTGGCCGACAATCGGCAGGTCGTTCATGTTCACGGGAATCGGCATTGGCTCCTCCGAACTATTGCCGGGTGGCTTCGAGAAAACAGACTTTGCTGTTGAGGCCCCCTGCTGCGCTCCGCAGCGTCAGTCGTCCGTCGATTACCATGACCGTCGCGGTGCGGTCAAGCCATGGCGCGGCCGTCGTGGGCGTGCCATCGACGACGACCACCCCTTCGACCGTCAGCCGATGCGTGCTGTCGACGAATACCGGGTCCCCGGCGACCACACGCACCGTGTACGTGCCGTTGGCGACGGCCAGTTCCCACACCGCGTCGGGATTGGCTGGCCGCTGCAGCTGGTTCAGCGTGTCGTAGCGCTGGTCCGGCGAGAGCGGGGAGTCGCGATCGCGCGCCTGGCCCGTGTTGTCGGTCGTCCAGCCGTAGGTCTGCCCATTGCCACGAACCCCGTAGACGAGCCCCACGTCCGCGAGGTAGCCCGTGGGCACGGGCGCGCTGGCGGGCTGGAAGTTGATCCGCACCGTGGCCGACACCGGCGGCGCGCGCGCGATGATTGGCGCGCCCTGCGGCCCTGGCGCTGGCACCTGCCCTCCAGGGATCGTCGTGCTGACTTCATTCGAGGGCCCACTACGGCCGGTGGTGTTCTCGGCAAATAATCGGAAAATGTACGTCGTGCCCGGCACGGCGGTCGTCAGCGTCCACGTGTTCACGTTGCCGACGTCGACGAGCGTCTCGAGCCCAGTCGGGGAGGTCCGGTACCCGACGTAGTACCGATCGACGAAGTCCGATAGCGGATTGAAGTCCCAGGCGAGCTGGACTGATGCCGGAGCCACCGCTACCGCGCGGAGCACGGGCGCCTCCGGCAGTCGTGGCGACGCCACCAGCAGCGGGATCAGCACAGCAATGCCGAGCGCGGTGAGCACGACGGGAGCAGTACGACGCGGCGTCATCGGGGGAACAGCACCCAGGTCGTCCGCGCGACGCCCGCGCAGTCCGTGACCGTAATTTCGAGCGTTACCGTCGTGGCGTCGCTTGCCGCGACGCGGTGCCCGACCGTGAAATACCCGGCGCTCCCTGCGGACCCGGCGCAGGGACTGTTAGTGGAAAACTTGGGCCGGCTGGGGAGACCGCCTGGCCCCCCGGTCCGACCGCCTTGAGCGTGCCCGTATATGTCCCCGGCGGCAGCCCGTTCACCGCGGTGTTGATGTCCACCACGAGGCAGTTCTGCACCGTCGCCCCAGCGATCGTGCACGACGGGACCAGCGGCGGCTTGCCCAGGTTGAGGGCCGGCAGCGCGACCCCACCTTGTGGCGTAAAGGTCAACTCGTACGACGCGACCACGTTCACCGTCTGCGCGATGGTGTTGTGGTCCGGATTGGCCTGCGCCGTCATCGTCCAGGGACCGGTCGTCTGCGCCTGCACGGGCTCGCCGGCCACGATGAGCAGGGCCGCGGCCATCACGAAACTGGAAACACGCACGGGCTCTCTCCTTGCGCTGGCGTTACGAGCCAGCCGTGAACGTGAGGTCGTAGGTCGTCTGGAGCGAATCGGACCCGGCGACGAGGTTCACCGCGCTGAACACGGAGCGATCGAGCAGTGTGCCGCCGCCGGTCGCCGCCTGGCTGAACACGCCATGCTCGGTGATGGCGCGCGTGCCGCCGGAGTCCGGGCTATACGTCGCGACGGTGCGGTAGATGTTCGCGCTCGCGCCTTCTGTCGTCGACCCGGTCGGCCGCGTGTTGTCGGTCGCGTACTGGGTCGTCTCCTCGGTCTGGAGGGCGGTGTCCCCCGACGCTTCCGAGTTCGTGCCGGTGCCGAAGCCGTGGAACTTGAGGTTCTCCAGCTCAGTCGTATTCTGGAACGCGTCGACGATGAAGTTGACGCCGGCGGTCGTGACCACGCGCGTCGACAGCAGGCCGTAGTGACACAGCTCACCGCCGAAAAAGCGCGGCAACTCGAAGACGAGCGCGTTCTCGGCGAGCAGCGCGCGGAGCTTGGCCACCTGCCAGGGCGCGAGCGACGCCCACGGCGCGCGATATACGGTGGCGTACAGCCGCGCCTCGTACGTGCAGAGCCCCGGCAGTTGCCCCAGGAACCGCGTCGCGAGGACCTTGGGCATGTCGCGCCGGCGGTAGCGGAGCCAGTTCGTCAGGTGCCAGCGGAGGCCCGGCTTGATCGGCATCCCTTGGAGCACGCCCAAATCGCGCGTGCGCTGGAGGTCCAGCTCGCCGTTCGGCTGCGCGTCACCACCCGTGCGGATGCTGTTCATGACAGCTTGGCCTCCACAGCGGCGATGGCCGCCTCGATGTCGGCGCCGACGCCGGTCACGACGTCGCCGTCGGCGTTCGTAATCGTGAGGCGGCGACGGTTCTCCGACAGGGTCTGGATGACGTACGGGCAGCGGCGATGCTGGTCGTCGGCGCGCTGCGCGGAGTCGGCGGCGTCTTTCTCCGCCAGGCCCTCCGCGAGAAACCGCGTCAGGCGGTCCTTGAGCGAGACGGCGGGCGGAATCGCGGTGCCATCCTCGGCGAACGAGCCGGGATGGGGCCAGCGGCCGTGCGCCTGGAAGTACGCGAACGCCTTCGGCGCGACCTTCGCGACACAGGCGTCGATCCGCTCCGGCAGCGTCTTCGGTTTCTCGTCAGACATCGGCGGTCGGCTCCGTCAAAAAGGCGGGGAGGTGAACGCACCGATGATCAGACCCGCCGCGAATTTCCTACGCAGGGAATAGGGCGACCGTCAGTGCCGGCGACTGTGACGCCGCCGTCGGCCGGGGGCGAACAATTTTCGCTCCCGAAAGTCTGCCACCGCTTCGTTGACCGCCTCGCGCAGAAAGTCAGACGGATGCGTCCCGAGCTCGCGTGCCGTCTCCAGCAGGTCGGCGTGCTCTTGCTCGGTCAGCTCGAAGTTGAACCGGGTGACGGGTTGCCCGGGAACCCGAGGCTTGCGTCCGCGGCGCCGGCCGGGTGCCGACTGATCGTCGCTCATGCTGAGGTGCATCTACCGCCGCCCGCGTTGCACGACCTTGACGTGGGGGTCGTTGAACAAGGCTCGTCGCACGTGCTCACGCACCGTGCGGTTGTCTTCGAGCATGCGCACGATGTAGGCGAGTTGCTCGCTCGCTTGCCGGTACTTGCGCCGTACCCGCCGGGCCTCCAGCCATATCAGCACGCGACGAATCACTCGCACGGTTTCTCCTTGGACGGCGCCGTGTCCTCTGGCTTCGGATCTGGCCCCGGCTCCTCGACGTCAATCCGATAACTTCGCAGCGCCTTCTTGTCCCAGTCCGTGAGTACCCAGGGAACGCGCGGCGGTCGCGCCTCCGCCTTCGGTCCCAGCTTGGGCGCTTCACACCGCAGCGCCGTCTGTGGCGACCAGACGCTGAACTTCTCGCAGAACGGGCACTCGAGCAGCCGGATCCGCGACAGGTAGACGGCCTGCCAGGACCGGGTGCAGCGCGTGCACGTGACGACGGCTGTCACCCACTGGTCGCTCATCGTCCGTGCCGCGCATCCCGAACCGCCTGGCGCAGCACGCGCTGGTGGACGCGGTCCACGAGCTCAGCCAGGTCGTTTTCCACCCGCGTGATCGACGGTTCGATCGACGGGTCCGCCTGCCCCATCGTGTCCGCCAGTCGCGCGATGATCGTTCGCAGGCGGACGACCAACGCGATGGCGGTGTGCCGTTCCGCCGGCGGCGTCAGGCGACTCGCGCGCGCGTGACCGTCGCCACCTTCAGCCCCATCGCGCACCGGCACCGCGGGTGCAGCGTCGGCCGCTGGCGTGGCCCGAGGGGCGTATCGAAGGGCTCGTCGAGTTTGCGCGTTTGACCGTCCATCGGCCGGCACCGCGGACAGAGGCGGTCGTCCGGCGTGACGATCCACACCTTCAGCGGCTCGCTCACGAGGCCGTCGCGACGTGCTTGCCGCCATAGTTCCAGTTGCCCCTCGTTGCTCGCGTTGAGAACCTCGGTGCGCGCGATCGTCAGCGCCCGCTCCCGCAGCTTCTTGTCCGCGTAGATCCGCGCCAAGCGGTCCACGCGGTCGGCCGGGAGGCCCTGCTTGAGCAGGCCGAAGCGGTAATTGATCACCGCCATCTGGTCGGATTCCGACAGGCCGACCATCTCCCGAATCATCCGGGCCAAATCGCGCGGCGCGATGCCCTGCGTGAATCCGCGCTTGACTACCTCCCGAATCGCAACGCGCGTCTCGTCGGTGATGTTCTTGACCAGCACCGCGCCGACGCGATCGACCGCGCGCACCGCCTGCGGGTTCGTGCGGTTGAACGACATCGCCGATCCGACGTCGGCGCCCAGGTGTCGCGCCGCGACCGCGCCGGCGGCAGCGAACGCTTCATTCACGACGGCGACGGCCGGACGCAGGTGCTCCGCGAACTGGTCCGGGTCTAACACGAACTCCACGGCCGCCACCCGATTTGTCGACAGGGCGATGGCGAGCGTCTCGACGCTCACGCGGCCGCGGAGTTGCTCGACGGCGAGCAGGAACGCCCGACGAAGCTCCGGCGTGAGCCGGTCGGCGATTCGATGAATAGCGCGCCACTCAGGCTCCATCACTTACGAGCCCTTGCGCGGGCGCCGCCGCTGCATCTCCACGAACTGCAGGACCTTTCTGAGTCGATCGACCTCCAGCGACAGTTCGCTGAGTGCCGCTCCAGCCTGACGGAACGCGACCTCAAGCTGTCGTGCGGAGGCTTGGATGCGCTTGATGCCGACGTCCACTGGGCGACGCGCCTTACTTGCCATGAGTCCTCGCCATCTCCTCGCGCCACGCCTTCACCTTCCAGTAGGCGTCGAGGTCCGGGGCGATACGCTCAGCCTTGTGCTTTTCATCCGCGAGCCCAGAGCCGCCTGCTTCGACCGTGGCCTGGATCACCGCCTCGAAGAGGCTGTAGGCCGTCACCTTGAACTCGCGCACCGTCGGCGGCGCGTCGTCGTCCAACGTGCTGCGCAGCGTGATTACGTACGGCAACGGTTCGTGCGTGAACGAGTCGTCGCTCATACACCCCTCCAACGTCTGGCCATTCGCTGCCGCGTCCTGCGGAACCACACGACTGCGTGCAGGACCCACGTGGGCAACGGCACGCGGATGTCCAGCGCCACGTGGAGGTTGCGTAGTTCCAGGCGCTCCCACGTGTCGTCTGGCTGCGTGACCTCGTCGACGTCCCGCCAGGCCCAGAACCGCCAAAACCGCGTCGGCCGTCGCCACGTCACGGACGACGGGTCGAGGCGCGTGCCGCCGCACTCGGAACAGCGAATCATTACTTCCTCCTCGCTTAGGAACCGACGACGGCGTTGTCCGCCGTCCAGACGAACTCAGACACGGGACGGTGACGGTTGCAGCGCGTGCAGAACGTGGAGCCGTAGAACGTCGGGTCACGTGCGTAGGTCTCCGAGAGCGAGCGACCCATCGTCGTGACGGCACCGCCGCCGCTGTTCAACTGCGCGAGCGTCCAATACCGCCCAGTCACCGAGGTGCCACCCTTCTCCGGGGCGTCATCCGGGTACGCCTCGAAGGAGACGTAGCCGAACTTGTCGTAGCGTTCGTGCTCCTCCGTGGTCAGATCGCGGGTCGGGTACGTCGGCCGCTGCCCAACGTGCTTGTACGCGTCACGGTACGGGCGAATGAAGCCCTTCGCGCGCTCCTCCTCGCTGAGGACGATGTACGCGGCGTGCTGCCCGGTCTCGGCGGTTTGATAGGCCGGACCTCCTCCACCGGCGCGCCGCTGGTCGTGCTCAGTTCCTGGCCCTTGTCGTCGGTCGCCATCGTTACGTCTCCTTGGCGAGCGGATCCCAGCCAATCGGCAGGAAGCTCGTCACCACGCCCGGCTTCTCCAGGCCCTTGTAGAACGACTCGTCTGGCACGTGGCCATGGATCGGGTCGAAGTAGCCGACGTCGGCCTTAACGACCCAGTGCCCGCCCGTCGGCCACTTCAGCCGTACGATGTCGCCCGGGCGTGGCTGCCGGCCTTTCGCGACGTCCACCAGCACTGGGTGCGGGACTTTGAGCTTCAACGCGCGAAGCACGGCGACGAGCTGCCGCGTCGTCGTCAGGCCTCCGCCGTTGATGTACTCGGCGGCCTCAAGGCTCATGCGGGCGACCATCGCGATGCACGCCGCCCCGCAAGCCCGCGGCTGCGTCTGGAGCACTTGACGGAGCTTGTCTCGACTACGCGCGACCATGGACCACCTCAACACGTTCGGTCATACGCCGGTCCCTCCGGCTGGCGCGATGACCGGCGCCTTCGCCGCCGCGAGCTCCTCCTTCGTGATATCAAGCCGCTTGCGCTCCTCGCCTTCGATGGCCTCTTGCTCATCTTCGAGCGTGCGCCCAGCCGGAATCAGTTCACCCTGCTTGAGGTTGTGGAACAGCACTTCGAATGACATCGCGCCGCCCTGGAACAGGCCCATGAGCGCCGTCATCGTCGGGGCGTCCATCTTGACTTCGATGAGGTCGGTGTTCAGCGTGATCTTGGCCTTCTGGATCTCCGACTGTTCGAGCTTCCCGGAGCCCATCCACCACGTCGTCCACTGCAGGGCGCGCGTCAGGCCGGCGCTGACGGTGTTCGCGAGGCGGACCATGACGCTCTCGTCGCCCCGCTGTCGCAGGCGGACCGCTTCCGCCGTCTCGACGTGCGTGGCCTGCTGCTCGAGCAGCCGTGCGCCAAGGACTGCCATCCGCTTTTCCTTGCGGTCGACGAGCGCTTCGAGCGCGCCGAGGCCCTGGCCGCTGTACTCCAGCATGTCGGCCTTCGAGTGCGGGCCGTCGTTCAGAATCCACGCTGTCCCGCTGCCGATCTTGAGCGTGGTCTGCGTGGGTACGCCGACAGCCCACGGCGTCGGGCATGCGGTGTAGTGCGCGCCGTGCTCCCAATCACAGCTCGTGCGGAAGTGCGAGACATTGACGTCCGCGAGGTCGTTGAGCGGCGGCTCGCTGATGTCGGTCTCGTTGTCGTCCGCGTTGAAGAACACGAACGGGATGAACGTGAGCGCCTCGCCGCGGCGGACAATCGCAATCGGGGCGTCCGCGACCCACTCTTCTTTCTTCGTCCCGTCGTCGGAGGCTGTGATGACCTTCCGCCAGATCACCTGCACGTACCCGGTCGGGACCGGCCGCGGGCCGTCCGACATCAGTAGCCGCAATTCCCGGTACGTGATCTCCTCCTCCATCACGTATGGGTCATCTGGCGACGGTGTCTTCGCGCACTCGCGCAGCACCACGAGCCGCAGGACGCGTTTCCCATCGACGACGACCACGCGCCAGTTGAAGATCTGCTCGGCGGTATACAGGACCCAGTACGGCCGCTGGTTCTCTGAGCCGGCGGGTGGCATATCGACGAGCACACCGGCGCGGCCCACCGACATGGTCTCCTTGAGGACGTCCGCCGCGAAGCTCTCCAGCGCGCGGCCGTTGAGCGTGACGTCGGTGAACAGTTTCTCGACGTCCGGCCGAGCCTCGTGCGTAGGCGGGCGTCGCATGATGGCGCCGCTCATCCCCTGCACCGTTCGGGCAGTGGCGTTGAAGAACTCCGGGCGCTCGATGTACGCGTTGTAGTCGTCCTTGTCCATTCCTGACGGCTTCGCGACGTAGAGCACCCGGTTGCCTTTGATAGCGTCGCCGCCGGCGATGACGTCGCGGCATTTCTGCCACTTCGCTGACGCCTTCTCGTATTCCGCACACGGGCTGTCAATCGGCATCGGTCGACTCCTTCACACAGCGTGGGCAGCCCGCGTCCATGTCGATCCGCGCGGCGTGCCGGCGACAGTGAACGGTAATCAGGCGACAGAACGGCTCACCCCACGTGCTGATGTCGAGGACGCGGAGTTCGATCCCGCGCTCCAGACAGAACGTGGCGTTCGCCTCGAGCACGTAGGGTACTTGCCGCGCGGACCACTGACCGCGCGGGTCCACGGGCCATTCCAGCGGCGTCATGCCGCCGCGCCCTTCCGCTCGATTCGCACGCGTCCGACCAGGACCTCGGTCCGCACGTCGTCCGGCCGGTCTGGATGGGTCGCTGGCGGGCTGTCGCAGTACCGCGCGACCCAGCCCTGGCGGTCGTCCGCGCAGAACGTCTCCGTCAACTCGACGCCGTCCAGGAATACCTTTACGCCGCCGAGCAGCGCCGCGTCGTCGACGGTGAACAGGCCGTAGCAGCCGTCCGGGCCCCGCGTCGGCGGGTGGTTCGGGCAGTGGACGAGGTCGTGGAGCGGGCAGTACGCGCTGACGCCAGCCCAGAGCGGCCCGTGCGGACAGATCGTCCAGCACTCCGCATCGTCATAGACGCGATCGCACGAGTGGCAACGCACTATCACCACCGACCTCCAGTCATCGGGCCCTCACGAATGGAATCGCCCGCGCAACTCCGTGGCCCGAATGGCCTCACGGCATGCGGCCGCCGCCAGTTCGCCGAACAACCCACTCCACACGACGACTGCCGTACCGTGGATCTCCGCAGCCAGTTCGCCGCAGTCACCGCATTCGAAGGCGCTATGCCCGCGGTCCTGGCGGAGCGGCCAGAACGTGAACTGCGTGTACCCGCACGCACTGCAGCGCTGCAGGCCGGCACAGTAGGCGGTGTTGACTTTCATCACGCAGCACCGCCGCCAGGAATGTCCGAGCCGACGTCCGTTGCGCTCGACTCTCCGGATCTCTTCTTTTGGCATGTGTCGCAGAGGGCCTGTGACACCACGATCGCCTTGTCCGGTTCGAAGCAGCGGCACTGGGTGATCACTCCTCGACACGCGGGGCAGACGACTTTAGTGTGCTCTTTCATTCGTCGATCTCCTGAACCTCGAAATGGTTCTCGACCGGGTCGCTCATCGCGCGCGTATCCAGGCGCGCATTGTCGGCGTCGGCGTGCGTGCGCGCCTCGACGTCTGCGACCGTTTCCGGAATGCAGTCGAAGCACGAGACCTTCTGTCCGAGGATCCGCGTCTCCGCGATCCGGACCCAGTGCTGACCGATGTCGCAGTGTCGGAGGCCGCGCGCCTGCATCTGGGCGATGCGACGCCCCATCGCCTTCCCGCCGGCGCGCACGTCGGCGCCGTTCCACTGGTGGCCAACAGGGAGGACCGTGTTGCGCGACTTGCGCGGCAGGTCCGGCGCGTAGACAAGCGGGCGGCCGAGCGCGTCGGTCGGGGTCGCGGTCGCGGTCGGTTCAGCCTGCACGACGCGCTTACCCAACGAACGGGCGAGGACCTCGGCCACGAGTTGACTCCGCGTCTTAAGCTTCAACATGCGTCGCCTCGACTCAACCTGCTACAATGCGCGCTGACGGACCGGCCGCGGGCCAAGACACCAGCCTCACAGACGGGGCAGCCTGCGTTCCCAGCGGACGGTTCTCGACCTCACGACCGGCCGTCAACTTCATCGCGTCCCTGCTACGCTGAACACCTGACGCACCTCGAACGTTTTTGGCTTCGGCCGCTGCCAGTCCGTGGCCTCAAGCCCAATCGGCTCGCACGGCCCCACGTAGACCTGCACGATGAAACTCATCGCGCGCCTACTACGCTGAACTCGTAGATCACCGGACCCTCGAATTCCTGCTCAATTCCTGGCAACTCAGGGCGACACCGCATCGACACGCCTGTCTGCGGGTCGTCGACGCGCATCCACGTCTGCATTGGCCCGATAGGCGATGGCACCTCCATAATTCCTTTCAGCTTCGCGACCTCCATCGCCAGCGCGTGCATGCCCGCGGCGAGCTTCGGCTTCTCACCCTCGAGCAGGTCGGGCGCGTGCAGCACGCTGACAGTCCACCACACGTTCACGTTCCCCTTGGTCACGCGCGGAAACGGAAGCGTCAAGGCACGCGTGCTCGGCAACGGCGCACCGCAGCCTGGACAGTTCGCCTGCGGTGACCGCGTGTGGCCGCAATACCGGCAGCCGACGTAGGTCGTGCTCCTAACGAGCTCCTGGCGCAGGAGAGCCATCGCCTCCATCGACAGACGCGTGAGGTTCAGCATCACCGGGCGAGCCACTGCACCACCTGCCATAGGACGTAGCAGGCCCCGGCGAGCACCGCGCCCATGTAGAACCCGACCTGCCCGATGTACCGGCAGGACGGGCAGAGCGTGTAGCGCGCGTCCCAGAACACGTCCTTGCACTTCGCGTTCGAGCACACTCGCCAGTTCTTGGACTGCGTGGTGCCTGGCCCTAACGGGTCGAGGCCCTGGAGCTTCGCGTCCAGCTTGCCGTCGAGTGCCGTGTTGGTCCATCTGTCGTGTTGGTGGTCCATCAGAACCCCTCGAGCTTCTGAATCCGGAAGCCGGTCGGTCCGAGCGCGAGCTTGTTGAACGCGCCCGACGCCCCGTCCACTTGGTCGTCGTGCTTCCCCATCGGGAAGCCGCACAACTCGTCGATGAACTCTTTGTTCCAGCGTGCCTTCACCAGGTACACGTTCCCGGCTTCGCACTGCGCCGCGAACGGGCGCGCGCGTGTCTCCTTGTCGCCCGACACCGGCTCCTTGTGGACGTCGTAGCCAGCGAGGTCCTGCAGCGAGAATTCCGCGCTCTCCTTGCCGCCGCTGCCGGGTTCCTGCTCGACCCAGACGGCGACCGACCACGTGTCCAATTCGGCGGTCAGCTTGATGTTCTTGTTTCGCGTTCCGCTCGACCACTGCCCTTTAACGACGTCTTCGACGTAGTACTTGCCCTCTGGCGTCTTCACGATCCTGACGCCGGCGGTCCAGTCGCCTCCGCCTTCGGTGCCCGCCTTGTCCCAGTAGCGCACCCGTTTGCCGTCCACCGGCGCGGCGTCCACGATCGTGAACCACTCGCGCAGGAACATGCCGCCGCCGCGCGCCGTCGGCCGCTGCTGCATCTGACCCGCGACCGCGTACGAGCCGCCGACGGACGAGAGCACCTTTTCGTCGCGGTCGACTACCTCCTGCGGGAAGCGCTCTATGTCGAGTAGTTCTCCCTCGGCGGTGCGCACGTCCTGCGCGTAGACCTCGCGCGTCGGGGCCTTGGCGTGCTGCTCAATCAGCGATGCGTGTGATTCGGCTGGGTCCTTCGCCGGGTCTGGTTGCCACTGCTCCGGCACCCACCGCTGCTCCGCGACCAGGTACCGCATCTGCTGTCGCGGCTGGTTCCCGTTGGGTACGACGGTGAACGACCGACGCTCTTCCTCGAAGCGCATCGGCAGCATCAGATGCTCGTAGCCCAGCTCGTGCGCCAGGATGAGCCCGCTGACGTCCTCTTCGTGCACGCGCTGCATAATCACGACAATCGCGCTGGACGACGGGTCGTTGAGACGTGTCGGCAGCACCTCGGCGAACCACTGCAGCGCGTTCTTGCGCACGAGCGCCGACTCGGCCTCGAGGACGTTGTGCGGGTCGTCGACGATCAGGATGTCGCCGCGCTCGCCGGTGCCCACGCCGCCGACCGAGGTCGCGAACTTCCAGCCCCGATGGTCGTTCTCGAACTTGACTTTCTGATTCTGGTCGTCGGACAGGCAAAAGCGGTCAGACCACAGCCGCTGGTACCAGGCTGACGTGATGAGATTGCGGCACCGCCGGTTGTCGCGAAGCGTGAGGTTTTCCGCATACGACCACGAGATGAATCGACGGTCTGGCCGCCGCTGCGGGCCCCAAATCCACGCCGGCATGAACACGTTCGTCGTCATCGACTTCGTGCAGCCAGGCGGGACGTTCATCAACAGGCGGGTGATCTGGCCGGTGTGCACCGCTTCCAGGTGCTCGCAGATGCGGTCGATGGCCCGGCTCCGTACGAACGGCCGCGTCGGCGGCTCAAGCGTGTGCCACCCTCGTTCAATGAACGAGATCAGCGACTGCTCGGACTCCCACCGGTCGAGCGCGTCAAGCGCTCGGGCCGGATTGGAGAGCGCGGCGCTCCAGGATGGTTCTGACAACAGCGCGTTCGTCACTACTCAATTCGCTGAACAATCGGTCGAAATCGACCGCGACCTCCGCTTTCACTGGGCCCCCACCCTCGCCGACGTGCTCCAACCGCGTGCGCCGTCCCCACCGTTCGGGGAAGACGCGTTCGAGCCAGAACGCCGCGGCTTTCCAGTCGCCGTTCTGCGCCGCGAGCCGGACGTTGACCACCATCGCGGCCTCGCACTTGGTGCGGGCCTGCAGCACGGCCGCGCGGAACAGGCGGAACCGTTTCGGGGCGACCTGGAGAACGCGCCCGGTGCCCTCTTCGACGACATCCTCGCCCTGGCGCATCCACCGCCAGAACGTCTCATCCGAGATGCCGGCCAGCGCCGCCGCGATGTGCTGGAACTGCCCCAGCTCGATGTGCTGGCAGATCGTGTCCTGCACGTCTGGCGTGAGCTTCGACGGGCGTCCATTCCGGCGGCCCATCGGATTACCCCTCAATCCGACAGGCCAACTCCGGCCGGACGGTCTTGAAGCCCCAGAGCACGTCGAAGCGGTCGAGTGGCACGACGTTCTCGCCTTGCCACAGCATCCGAAACGCGTGCGCGCGAAACTTCATGACGGAACGCGACAGCCCGACTGGTGGCGGCGCTGGCAGGACCGGCGCGACCACCACGGTGACGAGCGAGGCGAGAAACGTGCGTCGGTCCATCATCAGGCGCCAGCCAGGTAATCTGCGGCCCACCGTTCGAGGGCCAACCACTTCGACTTCTTGTCCAGGTCGTGGTTCTCGACCATCTTGTCGATCGCCGCCCGGATGACCTCCGCCGCGTCCTCCGGAATCCGTGACGTCCCGAAGAGCTGCGACAGCAGCGGACCTGAGACCTTGACGGGCTTGTTCTCCCCACCCTCGGCGGCCTCGCGCTGCTCGGCGAGTTCCCGCGCCTGCTCGAGCGCCAGGTCGGTGAGCGTGGCGACGGCGGAGGCGGCGCTCAGGATGTTCCGTTCCCTGGCGAACGCCGCGACCGCCTTCATGAACGGTTCGAACTGACCCTCGCACGCGACGCAGACCGTCTTGGCCTCGGACTTCAGCGACTTCACGAGCTCCTCGAACTTGTCGAGCTGGTGCGACAGGAACACGAACGTGGCGGTCTTCCACTTATAGTCGGCGTGCGGCGTGAACAGCGTGACCTTGAACTTGTCGGGCGTCGGCAGCAGGTCCGCGTTCAGGCCGCTTTCGAGCAGGTCGTCCACGTTCGTGACCATGGCGAGCAACTGCTTGACGAGATCGCGGTCGTCGAAGCCGACCAAGGCGTTGTGCGCCAGCTGCTTGGCGACGATCTGCGACCGTGTCAGATCGGCGGTGTCGACGAGGACGTCCACGCGCGTGAGCCCGGCCTTGCGCGCGGCGCGAACACGGTGGTGGCCGGAGACGATCTCGACGGGGCCCGAGCCCTTCGGCTGCGCGCAGAACGGCAGCGACTCCATCCGTCCCGTGATGCGGATGTTCTCCACCAGGCGTTCGAACATCGCCGGCGGCATCACGTGAGCATTCACGTCTTGCTCTTTCAGGTCGGCGATGTCGACGGTCCTGATGAACAGCCCGCCTTCGAGCGCGACGTTCAAACCAGCTGCTTCTGTCGTTCCTTCTGCCATGCGTCCTCTTTGCGGCGCCAGATCCCGGGAATCGCGGTCAGGGCCTGGGTCGTCGCCGCGGTGCCGTACACGAGCCGGTTGCCGTACTTCGGGTCGGGGCGTCGCATGAGCGTCATCAGCCCGCGGAGGCCCTTCGCTTCCGGGTACTTCGTCAACTCGACGGTGATGATTCGCTCGATGAGCACCGCCAGGTCGGGTCGGAGCACTTTCGTGAGAGTGTCCTTAGACAGAGCGACCATCGTCGTCAGGCGGGTCAACCGCCGCGTGTGCGGGGCACCCACCGCGAAGGTGAGAAGCAGCGCGCCCTTGACGTTGTCGCCGGCGCCCGGGTACGGGCGGTAGATCGGCGCGGCGTCGTAGCCAATCATTCCGGCCAGGAACCCGTCGAGCACAACCGCCACGTAGTAGCCTGCTGACCGGTAGTCGAGCTTGTGCATCCACAGGTCACGGTAGTACGTCGCTTCCTTGTCGGTGACCGCCATAACCGTGAGAGTCGAGGCGGCGGTGATCTCGTGGTCCTTCGGAATCGTCGGCACGTCCAACCGCTGGATGTCCTTGCCCTTCAACGGCATCACTTTCATCCCACCAGCGAGTTCCAGGACCTCGGTCGGACGATTTGCGCAGACGTAGACGTACTGGCCGAGCGACAGGTGGCGGGCGTACACCGGCCAGTGACCCGCCTTGCCTGGTTCCTGCTGCTGCTGGCAGAGGATGAGCGCGGCACGGCCTTGCATTTGCTCGAGCAACCGGTAGACGTCGACCTGGGCGTCGAACACGTCGTAGGCCGGTTCTTTCCAGGTCAGGCGGCCACCCGTGTCGTAGAACTTTTCGAAGCCGCCCTTGTACGTCGGCGGGTTGACCGAGATGACCGTGTGCGGGTCGTCGGCCACGTCCTCGACGTGCTGCCAGATGTCCTTCGGCACGTACTGCACGCCGTGCATTCGCTCGTCCAGGCGTAGGATGTGGCGCTCGATGTCTGCGATGTGCGCAGCCTCGCGCTCGCTGAGGTCGTGGCGCAGTTCATCCCAGTACGGCAGCTCCGGCCGGCGATCCATGCGCAGAACCAACTGGCGATAGAGCACCGTCGCCGCCTGGCGGGCGACGGTGACCCCGTCTGCCATCGCAATCGGCTCCCCGTCGACGCGGATCTCCAGATCGTCCAACGGCTTGCCCATGAACGTGTAGCCCATGAGCGAGGAAAAGAGCGAGACGTCCGACATGAGCATCTGCGCGCGCGGCCACCCACCTTCGACCGCGATCGACGGCATCACGAACGCGCCGGCGCACGGCTCCACAAACCGCGTGTAGCCACGCTGCCGCAGCTTCTGAAAAATCGGGTAGAGATAGTTCCGCTCGGGCTCGTCCCAAGTGTTCAGGAACAGGATTTCCGGCGAATTGAACCCAAGCGCCATAGCACTGACGCACACGCCGCGGTGGACCACCGGGGACGATTTGAACGTCCGACCTCCGCGAAAGAATCGCGGTGCTCTATCCAGCCTGAGCTACCGGCGGACTACTGGCGTCGCCGTTCGGGGTGGGGTTGGCTGTGGAAATGCGGTGCTCGTGGGGGACGAGCGCGGCCAGTGTAACACGCCGCGTCAAGAGGTCCGGTCGATGCTGTCGATGCCCTCGCGCGCGGAGCTGCATCATAAAACTGCCAAAACCGGCCCGTACCAACGCCTCGCGGTCATTCGCTGCTATGCTGCCCGGCATGAGCGTTTTGGAAAAACCGGTTGAATATCGGAAGTCGCGGCCGCCGACAGCGGTCTACCCTGACCGGCACCAAATGGCGCAATATCGCGACCGAGAGTTCCCTCCTACTGCCACGGATTGGGAGCGCGTCTTCTGCATCAACCTGGAGGGAGGATTCTTCTCGCCTGGCGCACTAATGGAGATGATTGTTCCAATTGGGCAAGCAATCCGTGGCGGAGTGTACGGATCCGCGGCCTTAGTGGTCGTGTCATCGGACGACGGGACCGTGGCGTTTTTGGAAGCGTTGGCTCAGAAACACGAGCTTCCGATCTTTCTTTCGCGCTCCCCGGATTCGCCGCTGAGCGACGCGCGACCGGTCGGGGCGCTGACGACTGCCGAAATGGAGACGTACGGCCTGATCCGCAGCGCTGGTGGCGAGGTCACGAGCTCCGGAGTCGCAGATCTCGCCGGGATCGAAGTGAACGCCGCCGTCAATCGTCTCAGCGCGCTGGCGAGAAAGGGGTATGTCCATCGAGTCGCCAGATCCCGGCGTGAGGGCGACGCGTACGTAGACCTCCTCTCGGCCGCAGAGCAGAGCGTCGCCGCGACGATAACTGACACCCAGCCGGTGTCCACCTCAACCGAAGAGTTCACGATACCGGAGGACATTCGCGAGGCCATTCGAGCAGTTGCGACCGTCCAGGGCTCTAACCCGGGCGAAGTTCTGCTGAGAGCTTGGCGAGAATTTTTGGACCGACATCGCGATGTCCTTGACGTGGACTCGAAGGAGGTCCGACGCATGCTCAAAGAGAACGATCAGGAAGGACTGGCGGCCTACGCGAATCGCCACAACCGTGAGCGCGCCAAACAGGCGGCTTCGCGAATCAAGCGCTAGTCCATGGACGTGAGGTCACGCCGAGCGCGCTGTGAACAGTCGATTGCCTCATCGATGCCATCGTGGTTCGTGCATCTGCGAAAAGTACGACCTCAGAATCACGCGGCGGTGTCTAGTTTCCGATCTCGGATTCCAGGCGAGCGCGCCGTTCGACCAATGCCGTTCCCACCCGATCGTTCGAGCATTCGAAAATCAGCGTGCCGATGAGCCTATTGGAACTCGCACCGTCGGTCCTGCCGCCGGGGAACTGACAGCGTACCGTCTGGGTCATGGGCATGATCACCGGGGTGCGACGTGGTACGACCAGACGGAGCGAGTGGTATGGCTGTGCGCCTACGGGTTGCATCGCTCGGGTGAAGACGACGATGCGTTCCCGTACTTCCATGAACTGATTGGGACCGGCTCTCTCTTACCGACCGAGGATGACTACACCGCACTGTTCGATGATCGCGGTCGTCGGTTCACAGAGACGCTTTACGAAGACGCGCAGCAACTTCTCGCTCGCGCTCGGGCCAGGCCTTCCATTTGGCCTCACTCGGGTAGTGGGTGGCGACGTACTTCTGCGCGCCTTCCAGCGTGCGGTAGACGCCGACGAATCCGCCGCATTCCTCGCCTCGGTTGTCGAGGAGGACGTAGACCATGTCTGGCAGCACGTCGTCCCTCAGAACAGCGCCGGCGCCTTCTTGGTCGCTGGCGTGGTGATGGCCGCCCACTCGATCGTGAGAAACCCCTCCGACCGCAGCGCGGCCAGCGTGACGTTCCGGTGACAGTCCGTCACGTCTGCGCAGACGCAGATGAGGACGACCGGCCCTGCCGCCAGGCGCGTGCGGACGTTCGCGAGCCCGTGCTCGAGGTCCTTGATGACCGTCGGCCCGCCCTTGTAGTTCAGGTTGCCCAATGCCTCGACCCACACGTAGCGGTCGCCCAGCACGGCCTGGAGCCTCGACTTGTTCCAGGTGGGGTTCCGGCTGTACGGCTTCAGCCGAGTGTCGATGACGGTGGCGCCCAGCTCGACGACGCGCCGCGCGAACGGCTCCACCGCCTGACCCTGATAGCCGAAGCTATACACGGGCGGCTTCTGTTGATTGTTGGTAAGTTCCATAACGTGATCCTATCAGACCGGCCAGCCCGGTCAAGAGGGAAGACAGTCACGCGTCCATCGGCGTCCGTGTCGCCTTCCGAATACACCACTCGACCGTGTCGCTCATCGTCACCGGCCGACCTTCCCGAGCCGAGAGCTCCTCCTGCTTGGCGTGGAGCGCCTCGAACGACGGTCGCCCCAGCACTGTCTTCACGCACCCCGCGCCTGGTGCGGGCCCGCCGTTTTCCCACTTCCCGGGAAACAACGACTTCCGGCCCGCCCCTTCGCGATACCCACCCCGCACCGCATCTCGCTTTCGTTTGGTCATGCGGCGCACGATACATCTCAACAATCAATCCTGCAAGCCTCAGCCTCTATCCTCGATCAGGAACGGCGCTGAGCCGTCGGCAATGCCGTGCTCGGAACAGACGAAGTGACGCTCACGGAGATCCGCGAGCAGGCGTCCGCTCTTGTCGTAGAACGCTCCACCACCAAGGTTAGAGCGATCGACCGTGAGATACCCATGCTTCCGACGACGGCAACCAGGGATGTGACACTTGAGGTTGTGCGGCACAGCCTCAATACCGCCAGGAAGGGTGATAGTGTTGTTCTTCATGGTCGCACCTCCTTCGCCTGGCGGTCGCTGTCGCCTTCAACAGCGTCGTCGAGATTGAAGGGGCCATCAACCCCCGTGTCGATGTCCCAGTCCGCCTCTTCCTCGTGCGTGTCGGGATGGTAGTAGGGGATCTGGCCCTCCTCGATGGCGTCGCGCAGGGCCTTGTCCGCCGCGACTTGCGCCGCCGCCTCCGTAGTGTAGACCCCGATGTCAACGCGGTCCTGGTGCACCGCGCCGTGCTCCGCGTACGCAATCCAAACATTCATCACTCACCTCCACACGCAGACCAGAACGCCGCCGTGAGCGGGTGCCAGCCGCACAACCGATAGAGTCGATACCGTGTCGTCATGACCGTTCCTTTCGTTGTCGCTGCCAGCGACGGTGATAGGCGAGCAGGCAGGTCCAGCAGGACCGCCGCCCGTCGGCGTAGGTTTTGGTGTTCTCAGGAGTGAATGCGTGACCGTTCTTGCAATGCGTCTTAGGCCGCCTGTTGGCTACGGACTGGGTCGCCGTCGCCCACCGACAGTTCTCTTTGGAGTAACCAGCTTCGTTATCGCGTCTGTCTAGAAGCGCGCCCGGCGGCCTCGGTCCCATGTCGGCGTAGAACACTGCGAAACTGCGACGCCATGGCTCGCTGACCGATATTCCTCGGCCGCCGTAATCAGGAAAATCCTTGCTGCGAGGATTCCCGCACCGCTGCTTCATCGCCTTCCAGATTTCATACTCCGGCAGACGGCGTAGGCCGTGTCGACGATTCCGAGCCCTGGTGACATCAGCCGAGAGGCAACCGCAACTCTTAGTGCGCCCACGAACTAGATCCCGGCCTGGCACGATGGTCGTCGCGCCGCAATCGCACTGACATTTCCAGAGCAGGAGCCCGAAGCGGTCTTTGCCTGCCAGCGTTGTCGCCACAAGCCTGCCGAATCGCTCTCCGGCTAGTTGAAAGGCCCTCATTCGCCAACTCCGAGCACATGATCCCAACCTGCGTGACGCCATGAACCGCTCTCGGTTTTCTCGGTGTAAGCAATGACGAGCCGACGGCCGATGTAACGACTGGGGTCTTTTGCAACGTCGCGCATTGTGGCCCCGTCCTTTGTGGTGACGCGCGTCTCTCGGCCGTCATCTGATCTCAATTCGGCGACGGCGTACGGGCCGAGCTTCCCGGCTTTGAAACCGACGATGGTCAAAACGTCGACGGCTGATTTTTTGACTTTGATCCAGTCCGCGGTTCGGTGTCCTGGTTGATAGGTTGATTCGAGCCTCTTCAACACGGCGCCCTCTTTGCCAGCCGCCCACAGGCGCTCGATGGCATCCATACTCACGGGCTCGAGCGGCGGGACGATGAGGAGGATGGGTCCCTCGACCGATCCGTCCTGCGCGGTCCGTGCGACCGTGTGGTGGGCAACCGCGAGGGTGAGGAGATCGTGGCGCTCGCTGAACGGCTTGCCGTGCAGGTTCTCCCCGAGCAGTTCGAGGAGGTCGAACAGGAAGTAGCCGCGCGGCGCGTCCGTCCGGCAGGTCGTGCCCGGGAGCATCAACTCGCCGTCGTAGAGCCCGTCTGGCAGTTCCAGCACGGCGGCCAAGATGTCCGGCGGGAGCATCCGTGCGAGCGGTTCCTTGCCGGCCTTCGGGCGGCTCCACGCCTGCGCCGCGTCCCCCTGCTTGCGGACCAGCACCCGGTCGCCGTCCTTCTTCTCCTGCAGCACGAACGCGTCGTCCTCGTACGCCGCGATGGTCGTGCCTGGCTTCATCGCGCTGGCCAGCATCGGCTTCGTCCAGCCCAGCGCGCTCGCGGACGCCGCGGCCTGGCGCACAACCACTGGCGCCGGCGACGAGGCCACGACCACGCAGCCGCCCACTTCGCGCGGGCCTCGGTGGGGGTCCGGCAGATACTGCGTGCCCGCCTCCGCCTGCACCGTCTCAATGTGGGGGCACGTGTGGTTCCGCTTGCACGGCCAGCACGTGCACCAGTAGGTTCCCGTCGCCGGGTTCCGTGTGACTTTATACTTCCTTCCGGGATCCGATTTGCTCTGGAACTCTCGCACCAGTGTCATGACAAGCCTCCTACGTGGTGTAGCCCAGCTCGAGTTTCGCGGCAGCTTCCGAGAAGTGGAACTTCGTAATGCGCCGACAGCCCTTGTAGCCCGCCCACCCATTGCGCGGGCAGCGCACATAACGCACCGGCAGCGCGTCATAGGCGATGGCCGCGTCGATGGCGCGTTTCAGCATTTCCGTTACTTCCGTCACTTGATTGTTGATAAGTTTCATGTAAGAAGTGTAAAGGACCAGCCAGCTGTGTCAAGAGGTTTGCGGTGGAGCGCACAATTTATTTTCATGCGCTCCACGCAGCACCTACGACGCACGCACGATCGTGGTCCGGTCGGGCAACCACTTGAATCCGAACTGCTGACGGATGGCGAGCCTGGCCGCCGCCTCGCTGGCCGCCGCGATCTCCCCTTCCGCGCGCTCGCCCTTGATGGTCCAGGCGTAGCGCCATTGCAGGAGGCGACCGGCGGGCGCTGGCGCCTCGCTGACAACGGGCGAAGGTGTCGTGGTGTGGTGGACGACCGCCGAGCCGTAGCTGATGACCAGCGGCGCCTCTGGCTCTGGTGCGCCGCCATCGGCCTCCCACGCGGCGATCTGGTCTGGCTCCGGTTCGGCTGGCACCAACGCCGGCGCGAACGTGTCGGCCGACGCGCTCACCGACAACTCGCGGAACAGGTCGTGGAGCCGGTGCTCCAGGAATCGGACCGCAGCCAGCACGGCCTCGGTCTTGTCGTGCTTCTCGTCCAGCTCGCAGACCTCGGGCGGGAGTCCGGTGCGCTTCGTGGCTGTCACCAGCCACTTCGAGAACCGCCGCGTCTCCTCGGGATTCACCTGCGCCAGCGTCACCGTCCAGTCGTGGACCGTCGCCGTCGCCGCTTGACTGTTGAGGCCTTCGGTGACCTCGGTCGTGAGACGTGTCGTGAGGTCACGAAAGGTCGCGTCGACCTTCGCGAACTCCGGCATGTGCGTCCGACGTCGCTCCGCCATCGGCCGCTCCGACCAGTGTCGCTGGGTGAGGACGATGTAGCGCTGGAGCGTCGCGCCAGTCGGCATCCGGTTCTTCTCCAGGTCGACCCTGGCCGTGACGAGCAGTTGCTCGAAGTCGGCTTTTGTCTGCGGCGTCATCCTCGAGCCCTGAGCCCTGAGCCAGAACTCGATGTCGCCGACGCGCGAGGTGCGCTTGTATTGCTCGAACAGCGGGTCTTTCTTCAATGCGATCGCCATCTCCCACTTCCCTTCTCGGCTGCCATCGTCAGGCCACGGGAGCCGAGCCCGTGACAACCGGGCCGAAGCCCGGTTTCGGCTTACGCCGCCGCGGCCTTCTCTCGCAGATACGCATCAACGATCAGATCCCTGATGCGGTCCGCCGCCGCTTGGTCGACGATCGGACGGAGCAGCGCGAACGACCGCCGCTCACCGTTGATCGAGTACGCCCTGGCCGGGAAGGTGACGTTGAGGCCTGCACCCGCCCTCCGCTCCCAGACGCAGAAGCCAACCAGCTTGAGCCCTGCGAGCGGACCGTCCTCGAAGTGCAGCTCGGCGTCCGCGACTTTCCCTGGAGGGTTGCCGTTGTCGTTCGGAATAATCTTCACAGTCATCGTCGTTCTCCTCTGGTGTCTATTGTTGGAACGCTCTACTTCTTCTTCGTGAACGTCGGGACGTACCCGCGCTCCTTGCGCGTTTCGGCCGCCCGCCTGGCTGTTCGTTTGTTCGCCCGCGTGGTGAGCGCGTCCCGCTGCCGTGCGATCAGGTCCGCGACCTTCGGCGGCAACGCGACCTTGATGAGCCCGTGGACCGAGTCGAACTTCAGGAACACGGTGAACTTCGCGGGCAGCGCGGTTTCCTTGCCGTCGCGCTCCACGCGATCCTGCTGGCGCACGGTGCGGACGATGAACGTCTGACTCGTGCCCAGGAGTGGGGTGATGATCTCGATCGTGGATGGCTCGGTGGCCAGCACGCCCGGCAGCCCGTCGAGGGCGCCGAGGAGTCGGTCGTAGTGGTCAGGCATCGCGGACTCGGCCATGTCTACCTCCTGCTGAGGAAAGAGGGACGGCTGCAAATCGCTCGGCCGTCCCGTCTACGCTGGATGTTGGCGGACTCAGTAGCCGCCTTTCCGTTCGCGACCCGCTCGGGCCGCTCTCACCGCTCCGTCAACTGCTCGGCCAGTCGCTCGACCGCCCAGCGCGCTTTCCGCCGGATGTCGGCCGCCTGCGCGTAGGCCTTCTCGACGACGTCGCGCGCCTGCTTCTCGGCGTCCTCGCGAATCGCACGGGCGCGCGTCTCGGCCCCCTGGATAATGTCGAGCGCCTCCGCCCTGGCCGCGCCGGGCATCTGGCAGACCACCGGGAAGTCGTTGCTGATGTCCGCCACGAGCGACGGCCGCGACTCTTTCAGCCACGGGCCGAGGTAGGAGTCGGGACCGAGCGACTTGATGGTGGCGTCGAGGATGTCGATTTCGCGCTGTTTCGTCATGGCGCCCTCCTACTTCCGAATCCAAGTCACGTCGCCGAGTTTGTAGGCCACCGCGTAGTTGGCGAGGCGCTCACGCACGTCGCGCTCGCGAAATTCGGCGTCGCCATCGACTGTCCCGAGGTCCTTCCAGTAAATGCCGTCCTCGATGAAGAGGCGTTGGCACTTCAGGTTGTAGTCGCTGGCCAACTGGTAGAACTTCGTCATCGCCAACTCCTAGCTGCAGACGTAAAGAACCGAGACGTTGAGGCCAGCGGCGCGCAGCTTGGCGGCCCGCTTCGCCGCGCCGTAGGCGCCGCGCTCCCAGAGCATGTGGTCCAGGTAGTCCGCGCGATTCGGGCTGACCGTGCAGAACGCCCAGCCGCCGCTGCCGCGCGGGGTCTTGCGGTATTCGCGGTAGTAGGGTTTGTCGTCGACTCTGACATCCGCCGGCTTCATGGTGCTCATCGTCGCCTCCGTTTGATTGTGGATGGTGGGTTTGGTCATGTCAGCTCTCCTTGTCCTTTTTCTTCGTGATGCCGGACTCGTCCATCAGCGCGGCGATCTCCGCGCAGTTGCAGCCCAACGATTCACATTCCACGCACCGCGGCAGGTCTTCACCGCGCTCGACCGTGGCGATCTGCTCGTCCGTCGGGTCGATGACGAGGTCCCGGTGCGACAGATGAACCATCGTCGTCGCCCACGGCTCGGTCCTGAGCACGATGTAGTCGCCGCACGTTTCTTCGACGGTGGCGACCTGCTTGTCGAGAATCGCTTTCATCGCCGCGCTCCTTTCTGCCCGCGGTCGTGGCCAACGTGAAAATGCGCGCACCACTTACAGCGATAGACGCACAGGCTGTCGCCGTCGCGGAGCCGCTCCGTCCGATTGAGCAGCCCGCGCATGGCTGCTTCCGCTTTTCCGCGACTGTCGTGCTTCGTCTTCCGCCAGCACGGGTGCGCCAGCGCCCGCAGCACCGGGTTGTCGGCGAGCGTGTTAACCGTCGTCCTTCCAGCCGAAGTCGTCACAAGCGCAACCGGCGAGGCCGGGGACGCATCCGCAGCCCCAGCAGGGGACGTCGCCCTGCTGGGGGTCCTCTGGTTCTTGTTGCGGGTCATCGGTGACCTCGATTTCCACGTCGTCCGTTTGATTCTGGATAAGTTTCATGATGGGAGTGTAATGGACCCACTAGCCATGTCAAGAGGTTGTTCGACGAGTACTTCGTCATCGCCGACGTACGTGATGTGGAAACGGTCGCCGTAGCCGCAAGCGGTCTGGCAGAGCGCCCGGCCCGCGTCCCAGCAGCCGTCATCGCCGTCAGAACTCACACGCGCCATCGGGAAGTGGCGCTTCACCGCGATCAGGACCGCCGTCACAGCGGTGTCGTACCGTTTGAGACGCGTCTTGCAGAACGTGAATGTCAGCGGACCCTCCCGCCAGAGCTGCTTGGGTGCCAGCCTGTCCACCGCGAACGTCTCGTGGTCGTCCGGCGCGGCGCCGTTGAAGACGACACTGTCCTCTGTCGCGTGCGGTGCGCCTTGGCCGACCCCGTCAGCGAGCGCCAGTCCCTGCGCATCAGCCACCGTGAAGATCCGGCGGCAGTCCGAGGCGAACGCCGCGAACGCCGCGCGATCTAGTTCTTCTGGCCGTTCCCAGTAATGTGTGTAGCCCATGACATCTCTCCCTCTTAAAACGGCCGCAACGCGCCGGGCAGCGGCAGTGCCGCCGGCGCGGGCGGGATGATCGGTTGAATCGGCCGCCGGGGCACGCGCGTGCCTCCGGTCAGCGGCGGGATGGTAGAGGTGGGCAACTCGGCGATCGGGGCTGGTACGCCGAACGGACGCGCGTACCCGTGCTTGGCCGGGTCGTGGGAGGCGCACGTGTCCACGCGGCCGAACTGCTGGTGGAGGCGTCCCACTGACGCCTCCTCGTAGCAGCCGCCCACGTAGCACTTAAGGAACGGCACCACCGCGATGGTGAATCCGTTCAACAGACGACGGGGGTCAGTGATGGTCACCATGACTACACGGCCACCAGCTTGCGCGCCAGCTGCAGCGCCTGCAGCTTAACGAGGTCGTTGTTGCCGAAGAGCGCCGACGTGCTGCGCTGGATGCGAACCTTCTCGGTCTTCGCTTCGCCGGTGCTCACGTGGTCGAAGTACTCGGTCACCGCGTTGTAGGCCGCCCACGGGTTCGGGAGACCGTTGGTCGCGGACATCGCCAGCTCCGCGCCCTTGCCGCGGAAGACCAGCTCCGCCACCTGGCGCCGCTTCTCCTGCAGCTGCTTCGAGGCTTCCTTGCCCTTGTCCTCTTGCGGGTTTGGGAACACGCGCTCGATGTACTCGACCACCTGCTCAGGCGTCATGCGCTTCCGGGCCATCGTCGCGAACGTCTCACCGGTCTGCTGCATCGCGGTGAGGACGTTCCGAACGATCCCACGGGCCGCGTCGATCCGCTTGTTCGCCTGCCCGTCGTGGGCGACCGAGAACATCCGGCCCTTGATGCCGCCGACACCGACCGCGGCGTTCAACGTGTTCTGGCAGACCACCCGAATCGGCGTCGGCCGGAACTCGTCGATCGTGGCGCCGTCGTGGCCAGTGATCGCGAGGCCGTAGCCGTTGACGTCGTCCCCAGGCACTGGCGCGAGGACGGTGGGGAGCTTGAAAAGCATCCACACACGCTCGCCCTTGCCGAGGGCGCCGGCCGCGGCGACCGTGAGCCCGAACTCTTCCATGGCGGGCGCGAAGACCCCGAAGGCCTCCGCGTTCTGGATGGGGTGATACCACTGCGAGACGACTCCGAGCACTATGGAGTCGCCGTCACGGACGACGGCCCGTCGGTGGTCGATGTTCTGGTAGGTGTCGCCGATCTTGGTGAAGACCGGCTGCAGGGCGACGGTCCAGTCGAGGCTGGCAGCCGCCATCGCCGCTGGAATACTACGGACGGTGTCGCCTTCGATCCGGGTGCCGAGGTGATGCCAGGGCGTCTCGCCTTCGTACGCCATGGCGACTTTCCCGTTGATGGTCGCTAGGTTGTGAGCCATGCTGTCCTCCGATCTTGATTGTTATCAAGTTTCATAAATAAAGGATAGTGGACCAGACGGCCAGGTCAAGGAAAAAGAACATCGACCGCGAAATAATTTCTGCCGGCGTCCGCGAAATATATTTGCGATCGCTACGCGCCCGCGTACCGCGCGTCGCCTGCGCGGCGTACTAGCGATCTGATCGCTCGAGCGAGGCGGAGCGGGTCAACACGAGGAGAAACAAATCGCGCGAGGATGGACCAGGACGCGAGAAAACGACGGGTCAATGGGGATATAAGCAGAAGTGCAAAAGTGATGTTTTTGTTAGGAGAATTGAATAATGAGATTGGGTGAGATTCGTCGTAGCGGGGCGTAGCGCGGGTTTGCCGCGAGCGTCAAGGGACGTGCCAGAATACAGGACAGCGCTCGACTCGAACCGTGGCCCCCACCACAGACCCCACCCCGAGGTACTTCGAGCCGAGCGCGCCTGTTTCGGGTCGACGACCTCAACGGTAGCAAGATTTCGGTCAGGAGTGATCGACGGGAGCTTTCAGCCCGGGTGTCTGCGAGTCGTTGTGAGAGCCGCTACCTCTCGATACTTCATGCATTGAGGACTGACGCACGTTTCAAATGGTTCGGACGGCAGCACGTGGAGCTGTCGAAGCTCGCGCTCTACGTAATTGAGCGCCCACGTCAGCGCGGCCTCTAGGGCTCGAACGCGGGCGGTCAGCACCGCAACCTGAGCCTCAGCACGATCTGCTCTAGCGTGGTCTCCAGGACGCGCATACCGCTGCTTTCGCAGTTCGTTGTTCAAGTCGCGCGCCTCGTCTCGTTCCTGCTGGACGGTGGCGAGCGCCTGCTGGGCGGCTTCCAGCGCAGATGCAAGCGAGTCTTCTGCCATTTCGTGCGCCTGCTGGCTCTCCGCGAGGGACTGACGGAGCTGGGCCAGCAACTTTTCGGCCGCTGTCATCGCTTCCCAGAGGCAGTAATAACACGAAGGCGTAGGCTTACCATGAAGATCACACGCCACATCCGCACCAACACGCCGAATCTCTCGCAGCATGTCGTCCAGCGGCTCTGACGGCAGCGGGGCCTTGGGAACAGGTGGGGCCTGCCGTTTCTCAGCGTCAATCTGGTTTTGTGTTTTGAAACAGTCAATGCAATGCCCAAGGTCCCAATATTGATGGCTACAGGATAGGTCGCTCATGCGCTCACATCCTCTCTCGGGCCAGGAACGATCTGCGACTCAACCCATGCGCGCATCCTCACCCAGCGTTGCTCGGGCGTATCGCTCAGCGAGCGCCATGCATCCCACTCGTCGTTCATGTAGACGATCTCGGCCGCGAGCGCATACGCGACGTTGAAATGCTTCGCGAGATCCTCCGCGTCTTCATAGGGTGCCGTCGGATCCAGCGCGCCTAGCGCGCAGACATCACCATGATCGTCCTTGATCGCGTTAGTAATCAGCCGTTTCACTGGCATCGCGTCCAACGCATCGCGGAGCTTGCGGAGGAGATGTTGCCCGCGATAACCAGTCGTAGCGCGGCGCACAGCCTGACGATAGAGTTCAAGGTTCTCGCAGTCATCTAAATAGCCGCTTCTGCTCATGGCGTCCTCTCTCGTGGGGTCGAGTCGTCCGCCGCAGGTGGTGTCCGTTCAATTCGATCAGCGAATCGATACCACGCCCCGCAATTGCAAGTGTCGCCTTCAGCGTTCGCGTCCTTGTTCCATTGATGCCGATCTTCCTCGCACTGGAGGCGATCCGACAGCGATTTGATGCGGATCTCATATGCGTCTTTGAATTGCTTCTCCAGTCTGTCGAAGACCTCTCGTTTGGTGTCGCCGAACGCGTCGCCTAACACGTTGCCATCGCGATCAAATGCTTGACCAATTTTCAATTCTCCTTTGTTGTCTCTCGTGGGGTCGAGTCGTCCGCCAACTCATAATTGAGAAGCGCACACACCTTCCGGCCCGTCACGCGCGATTCAACATGAGCCACCGGACAGATCAACACCCAATCGTAAACAACCCACTTCAGCGAAGGTTTCGGCCCTTGACCAGATGCCCAATGAAGTCGATAGCGCAGCTTCTTTGCCATTGTCTAGGTGTCCGCGGCCGATCGTCTCTTTCGGTGATATTCCGCCACCGCCGAGAGAAACACGTCTCGTTCATTGAACGAGATTTTGGTGTAGCCGATGCGCGTCGCGATTGCCGTGTCACCGAGCATTAATTGCGTCGCGCCGCCCCAGACATGCAGCCCGTTGAGCGCCGTCACTTCAAATGGCGCATCATCAAAATGCAATCGTGGTTGCCCACTCAGCCCCTTCGCGCGCCCGTCATCGATCCGATCGCATAGATGCAACACTCCGGAGCCGTCCTCGTGAAGTTCAACGTAAGACACACTCGCGTCAATTGCCATCGTCGTCCTTTGGGGTCGAGTCGTCTGGGGAGGGAGCCGCCGCACGACGCAGCCAGCCTGCTAGTTCATCAAGCGCGTTAGTCGCGCCGAGACTGTAGGTGTGATCGCGGTGGCGACAGGCCGCGACCCGCAGGCGTTCAATTTGCGTCAACGTTTCCCCCTGCTGCTGCCTGAGCAGGCGAGCGGCTGCGGCGAGGAGACATCTGTCGCACCAGCCAGACATCATCGACGTTCGCTCGGCACACGGTAATGTGTCTGGGCATGGCCGCTGTTGAATCTCGGCCAGAACCGCTTCAATAGTCATCGTTCGTCCTTTCACCGGCGGAATCCTTCATTACCCGCCACGCACGATACGGGCCGCGATACAACAGGCCGTGCGGTGAACGCCACACTGTCGAGCCATGTACCTCTTTGCTGGTGCGCACACTAACAGGCAACCAGCCAGCCGCACGCAACTGACGAACCCAACATTCGACATCCTGGTAGCCGCACTCATCCGCCAGGACCGCCGCGACCGTCGGGTCTTCTGCGTTCATGAGGGCCTGACTTAATGCCAGCCTGCAAATAGATCAGGAATGGCTAGCTCGAAATTAGGCGCTGGCATGTCACTCGGCAACAACTGCAACGCCACGAGCCCGCCCTTTGTCTGACCTACGACTTTGAACCCGGCCCTAATGAAGCAGCGCCCAGGATCACGCTTCGTCCGAACCTTGTCACTGTTGACAAATGTCACCATGCCGAGTGGCGGCGGTTCCCACTGAGCTCGCGTGATAGCCACAGCTTCTCGAATGAGCGTGCTCGACAGTTCGGCACCTTCGTTGCGAAACAGACTGCACACCCACGCCCCAGGCCACGCATGACGGACGAACTCCGCGAACGGCCACGACGTCACCCATAGCGCCTGCCTGTCAGCCGTTAGGAGCACCAGCGACCGTCCGGGCGGGACAAACTGCGGACTCCCCACCTTGCGTCGGTTGTAGTGCCTATCAGCTAGCGGCAGAGCCGCTCTGTCAAACTTGTGCGACGGACGCCACGAAGTCGCGAGTCTCGTCATCTCCTGTGCCATGCCCGCACGTCCCCCCCTCAGCTACCGAGCCCCGCGCCAGTCGTCGTTGGCTATCCGCACGAACTCCCTGCTCGCAATGTGCCCCCGGATGGTGTCGGCAAAGTACTCGGCGAGGAGTTTGTGGCCATTCGGCCCCTCTACCGCTCGGGTGTCCATCTCAAGCTGGCAGACGTAGCGATAGGGCGTCATCGGCTCACGCGACCAGCGGACGCGCGTCAGGTGCTGGAGGAGGTCATTGACGCGTTGGTGCTCGATGAGGATCTGCTCCTCGTGCTGGCGCCGAAGACGGAGCACCACGGCATGATGCTCGTTGCCAATCGCCGCCACGTCCCGTTCCACCCTGGCTCGCCAACAGAGCGGCCACCGGCGAATCAGGCGAGTCCATAGGAACCTCAGCATCATCGCTCCTCTCAATCGAACAGTTCGTCCGAGGCTTTCAATTCGCCCTTACCCTCTATCAATTCCAGCGTCCTGAGTTTGCTCAGATAGGTGTCGAACGTGCCGCTGCGACCTGACAATACCGCGGCTTCCCCGAGTTCCTGACGCGTGAGCGCGCGCGGATGGACGTCGGCTAGGGCTCGGAGGATGCGAGACGCACCGCTGTTGCCCAACTCGCCGAGCCAGTAGCCGAGCAGCGCGGAGCCTTCCGGCAACAGGTCGTAGGAGCCGAGCGCCTGCACGCCGGCGTCCGTGATCTGCATCTGCGAACTGCCGACGATCCAGCCGTTCGTGCGCCCCTTGCTGAGATACGTGTCGAACGTCCCGCTTCGCGAGGACAGGCAGGCGCGCAGCCCGAGCTGACGCCGGTTGAGCCCGCCCCGCTGCGCCAGCGCGATCAGGATGCGCTTCAAGCCGCTGTTTCCGATCTCGCTGTGCCCATTCGATGACACGGGAGGTACCACGCGCGCCGGCCTGCTGCTCGTTGCCTGAGCCACAGCAGGGGCAACCCGACGCGCGTGTGGGCTCGGCCTGTCTACCGCTATCGTCGTTGGTGTTGTCTTGGTTTGCAGGATCGCCTGCGCGAGTCCGTGCGCAATCTGGTCAAGCGACTCGTGGACGAGCCGCACCGGCTCGAAGAGCGATTGAAAACGATCCGCTGATGCCTTGACCTGCTCGACCAGCTTCTCGGCTCGCGCGAGCTGCCCGTCCTTGAGGACGAACTTCTCGACCGTCTTCGTCTCAACCTTTGGTTGTTTTGAATCAACAGTTTGTTGATTTTGAACAGCCTGCTTCTTCAGCTCAGCGATCTGCTTCCTGAGCTCGCGTGGGTCGTCGGCCTTCGCCTGCTCGACGACGGCCGTCAGCTTCGCCCGCACCTCGTCGAGGTCGACCTCCGCCCAGCCCTTCAACCGCTTCGAGTCGTCGACCGACTGCGGGCGGAACGAGTCGTACGTCCGGAACATCGGAAACTTGACCCGCTTCGGGCCGTACCTGATCTCCGGCGACCAGACCCAGCCCTCGCCGCGCTCCATGTTCGCCAGGCTATTGAGAACCTCGGAGCCTTCCGAGTCGCCGCAGCCTTTGATCCAGTCCGACACCGCGCCGCGATCGGACGGATGCAGGACGCGCATCGCGATCAACGTCTCGGCCGACGTCAGGGTGTCGTTGTGCACCTTCTGCGGCCGCTGGGACGCGAAGAGCATCGAGACACCTTTGCCGAGGCCTTCGCTCGCCAGCCGGTTCGCCCAGTGCAGGGCCTTCCCCGCCTCCGCGTCGAACACCTTCCCCTTCGGAGCGAAGTTGTGGATTTCGTCGACGACCAGCCAGCGGTCGCCCTTCGTGTGCTTGAACAGCGTTGAGGCGAACTCGATCCAGAACCGCGTACGCGGTCCAACCATCCAGCCACCCAGGTCAATCAGGCACGGCCGGTTGCCGGTCGCGAACAGCTCGGCGACGGGCGCGCCGGCGTGCTCGTTGATTGGGACGTCCGCGTGCTCCCCGCCGAAAATGACGACGGGATAGCCTGGGCCCTTACCGTCGGCCGCCAGCTTGATGCCCCACCAGTCGCCCTTCGGGTCAACGATACAGACCGGTTTCGATCGCTCAAGCAGGTCCTCGACCAGCCCGCGTATGACGGAGGACTTGCCGGAGCGCGTCTTGCCCAGGACGGCGACGTGCTGATTAAGGATGGCGGTCGGAAGCACACTCACAGCAACACCTTCGGATCAGCGTCGTGTCGAATCTGTTGATACTGCTCCGGCGTGCGCCGGCGCCGTACCGCGTCGAGACAGTTCTCGCCGCCGGCGGGATAACTAATGCAGGTCAGCGGCCGCTGGACGGTCTCGTAGAGCGCGCATTGGCCCTCGGGCGTCAACGCCGAACAGCGACACTCGAACGTCAAGCGCCGGGCTTCGACATGGACGCCGTGGAGCCGGATCCAGTCGCCGGTGTCCTCGCCCATCGACATCCACGGCGCGGCGACCGTGCTCGGGATGGTGAGCGACTCGCAGCAGGCGCCGCGGCAGACGTTGCACTTCACTCGGTAATCTCCATCTTGATCGGGTTGAAGTGCAGACGACCGCACGCGTCGCACTTGTGGTTGAAGGTCATCGCCCAGAGCCTGAGCCGGCCGCCGGCAAGGATCGCTGCCAGGTCCTCAGCCGAGAATTCGAACTCGATCATCATCTCCCCGTCGGGCGACATTCCCGCCGGGAGCGGCGTGTAATCGTCCTGGTCCTTCGCGATGACCACGAACCGCTGGTCTGACCTGAGCGCTTTTGGTGGAATGGGATTCATCGAGAGCCCCCCATAGACATGGTTCCTGGTCGCCGGGCTACTTCTTCGCGCGCGGGTTCGTCGGAGGCGCCGGCGGGGCCCCCGCGAGCACGAAAGGGTAGGACGGGCTCGGCGCGGATTCCCCGTCGGCTGACACCGCCGTGAACGTCACGGCGTGACTGCCCTTGGTCACGTTCACGGGTGGCGTCTCGAAGTAGAACCGTCCATCCGCCGTCGGCGCCCCGACCGGCGTCAGTGGGCCGCTGAACACGAGCTGACCGTCGATGTACAAACGAAACGCCGTGACGGTGGTCGGGTTGCTGGCCGCGTCCAGGCCGTTGTGGCAGAAGCCGCCTTTCACCGGGCTCGTCAAGTTTGGATTGTTGGGCGGGACGACGTCGCACGGATGGGTCTGCGCGCGCGCCAACACCGCGTACGCGCAGAGGACGATGGTTACACCTACGACCCTCATGATTCTCATTCGCTGATCTCCTTCATGGCCGTGGCTTGGCGATCTGCCCCAGCCGGTGACCGTCCTGCCAATACCGCTGCCGCAGGTCGTCAGCGGCGTACGGACAGACGTCGTCGTCGTTGAACGCCGCGGCGAATCCCTCCCAGTAACACGCGCTGACCGCTGGCGGCGTCTTGACCGGTGCGGGCTCGTCAAAGAGTGGGAGCCTCACCTGGCGGGCACCGCCTCCAACTGCTCACGCACGGCGCGCTCCACAGCCTCCGGCACCGTCCAGAACCCCAGCGCGCCTCGGCACGGGACGGGCTTCGGCAGGGCCCGGACGTGCTCGAGGATGAGACAATACGGCCCCTCCGCGTCCTCGTGGTCGTGGAGACAGGCCCACGGCTCCGGCCAGTTGGGCAGCGACCACGACAGGCACGCGACGACCTCGACCTGCGCGACGATCGCACCGAACGCCATCGTCGGGTAGCGCCGCTCGTCGCCATCGCTGAGCCACTGTCGCGAGATGCCCGCGTGGATGAGCAGTGGTCCGATGAACGATGACTGCCACGTACGGTTCTCAATCGGCTTCTCGCCGAGCGCGATCCTCGTCGCGTAGGGCTGGCACACTGTGAGGGCTTTCATTCTGCCGCCTCCTGCAGCCACCGAAGGGCCGACACGCACGCGCCTGGCGCGAGGGCATCGATCTCCTCCGCGGTCGCGGCGATCATCATGAACACGTGTTGGGGAATGTCGAGCGCCTCGCACACGCGGCCCAGCGCGTCGAGTGAGAGATCCCGCTTCCCCTTCTCGACGAGGCACATCATCGACCGTCCAATGGCCGCCTTGTTACCGAGGTCCGTCTGCGTCCAGCCACGTGCCGCCCGGCAGATGCGCACCGCGCGCCCGATGTTCACGCCATCTCCGCGAGGCGTAGCTGCTGCGCGTGCCGTGGGCAGTGGTCAACGCCGCGCCCGACCTTTGTTCGGTGGCGCTCACACATCGGCGCGTCGCAGGTCAATTCCTTCCCGCCCAGCGTGCGGCCGCTCGGGTGGTCACAGAGCGCGACGCTCATCCGGCCGCACTTGGCCTTCAACTCTTCGTCGAAGGCCACGCACGGCAGCGGTCCCGCGCGACGCCCGAAGTTGACGTGCGCGAAGGCGGTCGTCCCGTCGCCGAGGTCAATGCGATAGACCGGCATGGTCAGTCCTCCTGTATAAACCGTGCTTCGCTTCGTCCCGCTCGCGGAACCACCGTTTCACCAGGTTCATTCTGTCGTGGAAGTAGCGCTCGGTTACAGACTGGCGCCCGAACCCAATGATGTGTGCGTGGGACGCCGCGAGCAGACTGGCGTATACATGTCGTTCAAACTCGCACAGCCACAGGTCGGCCAGGCGGAGCCGTTGCTCTGGCGAACGCCACGCCTGAAGAGGAAACTCACTGGGACGGTTCGGCAGTCTTGGTAGAGCCATGGCCGTCGTCCCGGCGACCCACGACATTGGGCTGTGACCACTCTGATAATGCCCGACGCGAAAGTCTTTGTTGTAGAGCCCCAGCCACCTCCGCGCAATCTGCTCGCGTGGCTCACCTGGTTCGCCAGACGACATCATCCTCTCTATGGCTGGCTCAAGGTCTGGGCGCTGTCCCGCGAAGATCGCGTCGCGCACTTCCGGCACGAAACACAATCTGATTGCCTCCTCACGCGTGCTCGCGACTGGGCGATGCCCGTTCACAATGGACGAGATTTGACTGTCGCGGCCGCGAAGATATGTCGCCGCGATCACGCCCTCAGGCGACAGTCTCGACGCCGTCACAACCGCGATCGCGGCCCACTGGTGGCCCAACGGAGCGCACAGGTCGAGGTTCGCGAGGTGCAGTGTGCCCTTTGGGATGCGGCGACGCACCGCTGTGAGGACGTCCACGCCGTAGGTCTGGATGCGCGGGTAGCGTCGCTTTAATGTCGCGACTATGGCCGCGTTGCGGTCGACGACATGTAAGTTCTTTTCGAGGAATCCGCTCGCAAGGGTCACCTCTATCTCGTCGCCTTCAATCGACGGCAACAATAGAGCCTGCGCCTCGCACCTCGGCACAGGACACTGCCGGCGAAAGAGCGCCCAGACATCACGGCGGTATTGACGCTTGAGGGAAAAGTCG